ACCATCAGACAGCACGATGTGGTTGCTTGCTGTGCGAATGTCTAGGCCACCTTGGTTGCCCGTAAATGCGCCAAGAATGGTGTTTTTAGAACCCGTGGTCATTACTTGACCAGCACCGCCAACTGAGTCGTTATAAGCACCAACAAAAGTATTACGGATTCCGCTTGTAACGCTATAGCCAGAAGCACGACCTACAAAACAGTTACCTTCGCTTGTTGTTGAATAACCAGAAAGATGCCCTAAAAATGTATTAAAAGCACCAGTTTGGTTTGTATACCCCGCCTGATAACCCAAAGCGGTGTTGTTAGATGCTGTGGTGTTGCTATTTAAAGCCTGTTGACCAACTGCCACATTGGTTGTACCGCTAGTATTTGAATACAACGCTCTTGTTCCAATACCAGTGTTGCTATCACCAGTATTTGCTTCAAGTGCTTGTCTACCAACGGCAGTATTGCTACCACCTGTGGAGTTTGTATATAAAGCCCTTACACCAATGGCTGTGTTTTGACCGCCAGTTGTGTTTGAGTAACCAGCCAAGTAACCAAAATAAGCTAAATCAGTACCCGTAGTGTTTGTATACCCCGCCTGATAACCTACAGCAGTGTTGTTAGATGCTGTGGTGTTTTGGTTAAGAGCCTGATGACCAAAAGCGGCATTATTAGAGCCTGTGCTATTTGCCCCTAATGCCGCCGCACCAAAAGCGTTATTGCTTGCCCCAGTTGTGTTTCCTGTTAATGCGTTATAACCAAGTGCGTTATTAAAATTAGCGGTGGTGTTGGCATTTAAAGCTAATGAACCTACTGCCGTGTTGTAGCTTCCTGTGCTTGAAGTCTGCAAAGCCGCATAACCAACAGCAACACTATCTTGAGTTGTTGTAGATTGTTGCAAAGCTAATCGACCTACTGCCACATTTTGTACGCCAGTTGTGTTTGAACCAAGTGCTGAACTACCAATACCTGTGTTCTCACCACCAGAGCCTGTCATAGCACTAGCACCCAATGCCGTGTTAGTAGACACAGCACCTGCACCTTTACCAACAGTCAGACCGCTGATAGAGGCATCATTAGCCATCGTTACAGTAGTGCCGTTGAATGTGAAGTTGGCAGAGTCAACTAAATTACCTGATGCACCCGCATAGAGAACACGACCAGATGTCAAAGAAGAATCAGTCAGGTCATTGACAGTCAGCGTAGTGCCGTTGAATGTCATGTTGGAAGAACCAGCCAATACGCCCGAACTGTTGAACTGAACCTGAGTGTTAGAACCACCAGCCGCGCCAGCCGTAGCCGTACCAACAACCTTCACATAGTCTGTGCCGTTGAAGTAAACAAACGCTGTCTCGCCTACAGCCACAGAAACACCAGTCTGGCCTGATGCTTTGAACGTAACGATGCCGCCCGTAGCAGCGTTCACCACTGTGTATGTCTTGCTGTAACTTGGGCCTGTGACCACTTTGGCAGTTGTTAGCGTACCTGTGACTCTAACAATGGCAAACTGGGCTGTAACTGTACCCGCGCCCGTGAGGGTGGATGTGATGTTAGAAGCTGATGCATCACCAGTGGTGTTAGCCAGAGTGACTGCGCCGTCATCTGTTAGAGTTAACGTACCAGCAATAGCAATATTGGTGTACTGCGTAATACCATTGTTAACGGTATCGCCCCATGTGCCAGATAGTTCGCCCTGTACGGGAAGAGCTAAACCTAGTTGTCCTGTTGTGCCTGTAGCCATTTAAAACTCCTAATTCGTTGAAACATCAGCCCAAGCTGCTGTCTGTGTGTTACCAATATTCTGCCAATTGGCTGTCTGCGTGTTACCGATATTCTGCCAGTTTGCGGTCTGCGTGTCATCTATAACACTCCACCCAAACGCCTGTGAAAATGCGTTAACCGCTCCAGTTGCCGATACGCCCGTTAAGGCTATTGACTTGTTAATTCCTATTGACCCAACTGCGCCTGTTGCAGCTACACCCGTTAAAGCCGGAGAATGCAAAACACCCAGTGTTCCAACCGCACCCGCCGATACCACACCTGTCAAAGCTACGGAGAACGCTGGAACCACCGTCCCAACAAACCCGCTGGCAAAAGTCCCATTCTCAACAATAATGTACGATGGTACGACCGTTCCTACATCACCCGTTGCCGATACACCCGTCAGAGCTATCGCTGTACTACTTACTACCGTTCCGACCTCGCCGGTTGCTTGAACACCTGTCAGGGCTATTGCTTTTTCAATACCTACTGACCCTACGGCTCCCGTTGCCGCTACGCCTGTGATAGCTGTCTCAGTGCTTGCTACAACCGTCCCAACCAACCCAGATGCCGTTACACCTGAGAGAGCTACCTCAACACTTATCTTTACTAACCCAACTGCGCCCGTTGCTTCAACGCCCGTGATGGCAAGTTCACCGCCGCCCCAGACACTACTACCCCATGTACCATCGCCCCATCCAAGAGACATGACATCAAGTTGTAGACAAACGCAATAACGCAGTTGTCGTTGAACTTGTCGGCATCGTCAACGTAAACACCCCAGACGTAATGGTCTGGCTACTGAATGTGTGAACGCTAACCGCTGTGTCGCCCTGTGTGGAGTTGTAAATCAACACCGCATCAAAAGCAGCAAAGGTTACAGGTGTTGCCGTGGCCCCGTAGACAATACTTGCCGAAGGAGTCCAATACGCCACCCCTGCGGTAGCTGAAGCGTTTGTAGCTACAGGCACATTGGCATTGGTAATTGCCACACCACCAGCCGAATAGTTGGCTGACGACACTTCATTGCTCGCACTGTAAGCAGTGGTTGATGCGTTAACAGTGGCACCCACCAAATACAAAGCCGCCTTAAACGTGTCTACAGTTGGGGCAGTCAAACTACCCCTGCTGGTCAACGTAATAGTGCCAAATTGGTGACCGCCATTCAATAACTGCCCCATGAAAGAGGTGCACATACTTTGAGTATTCGCCATGATTTATCCTAGTGATGCTGCTTCAAGACCCGCCAACATGGATTTTTTCAAAGCCACATGAGCAGAACGATGTACTAATTCGCCGTCCAACCAATACTCCACCCATGTGGTTGTTTCGTTGTCATTATCCAATGAACCTTCACGCTTTTCAAGCAATGATTCGTCCATGTCACCTTTGGTTGTTGTAACAATCAATTTGAACTCCTAATAAGAGCCGCCGTAGCTGTATTGGCAGGCATTGTGATGGTGAAATTTGTAGATGTTTTGTCAGACCCAAAGTCCAACACCGCAATAGATTTATTACCTTGCGTGACGTTATAGATCAAAGCACAACGAGCCGTAACGGATGCGTTAAACACCACATCAGCAAAGTCTACAAAAGCTGTATACCCGGAGGAATTAATGGTTACGCCTGTCAGCGTTACGCCACCCGCCACGTAGCCGCCACCGGTAACTTCTGCAGTTGTCGTGTAAACAGTTGTTTCTTCGTTTAAATTAGCATTGGCTGTGTATAGGGCGATCTTTAGCGTATTGGTCGCTAAGTTGTGAACGCCTGTGTATAGCTCTGTTTTAAAGCTAGTAGTCTGGGTTTGGAGAATGCTACTCATGTGACCGCCACTCTATATTGACCATCACGATAAGCATCAGCACGTTGCTTGCCATCTGACAAGTTTTTATACAGAGCAATAGCCTGGACGTAACGCTCTTGGGCCAGCTTAACCATATCCGCTTCACCTTTCATGTAGGTGTAAGCCTCACAGATAGTTCCATACAACAATACAGAATCAAAGTTATCACCTAGCCAAGTAGTTCCAGCAGTAACAATAGACTCAGGATAGTAGTTGTAGTGAAGCTCTGCGATGTATGCGGCACTTGGAGTAGGCCCAACAATGAACGTCAATTCATTTACATCATCTGACCGGGGGCCAAAGATTGCGTAGTGTTTGGGTTCACTGACCTGTGCAGACAAGGGATAAGCTTCACGGATGAAGTTAACGTCCTTGTTCAAGAGATACAAGTAATCACCTTGGAAGACAATAGAGCCTGATACCGTACCGCTATTTGCAACAGTTAATGTGATTGTGGTTCCAGCAATGCTACGAACCTGTGCATTAGTGCCAATCCCTGTCCCAGTTGCCTGCTGGCCCACAGCAATACCTGTCGTACTAGCCACCACAATTGTTTTCTGCCCAGATGTTCCTGTAGCAGTTGTAGTGTTATACGGATATACGGCAAGGCTATATACCGACAGAAAGTCTGTCGGGCACTGGAGGTACTTATTACCAGTAGTTAATGCGCCCGTCACGTTCTTTCGCAAATTAGCAGGCTGCGCGGTGTTATAGATGCGCTGCTCCGCCTGACGAATAAACGTATTTATATTGTCAGTTGGGAAAGAGTTCTCGCAGTAATCGCTTACCTGCGTGACAAGCTCACTGTAGTTCACGCCATCGGCCCTCTAGACATAAAGCCTTTGGTGGCCGCGCCAGCCCCACGCATTTTGATACCAGTTGTTTTAGTTGCTGGCTGAGGACGACGATAAACATTGCCTACAGCCATATTGACTGTTCCGGCATCGCTGTGATCTGGGCCAGAACCTGGGTTCTCAGAAGCTTTAACAACTTTACCAGTCATTGTGTGCGGTGTGGCATAGACTTCAGCATCGCCAACTTCTTTACCCATCAATTTTTTGCTAAATGTAGCCATGATTAACCTCGTTTCTGTGCGGCAATCTTTGCCAAGTTACGACCCATAGTCCTCATGTCAGAGTTAGTTTTACCTTTACCCTTACCTGTTCCGCCCATCATTTCTTTCTGGGAGGGGCCGCTCGTAGGAAAAACTTGAACATCAGTCTTACCTTTTTTAACGATTCCATCGGCTGATTTTGTATATGCCATTTTAAGCTCCTTAAGATACTGTAACTGTACCAACAAATGTGGTTGCCACCAAGTAGTTTGGTGTCAATCCTGCATCATTTAAACTAGCCCCACCCACAGGTGCCCAGCCCCACTGAATGTTTCTTGAACCACCAGATAGATTTCCAGCAGAGTTAACACCAGAAGTTACATACGTTGTATCCCTGCGAGGATTACGTAGTGCCTGTGGATCATCTACTGGAAACGTACCTAACATCAACTGAGGCTGATCGGGATCCCAGCATTCTGGACAAACCAACAACTGATATTTACGTTGCTTAATGATCTCAGTCTTAAGCGCCTTCAGCTGATACTGTTGACCACAACGATCACATTCAGCAATCGCTATCTTGCCGGATGCAAACCTATTACCCATTACGTGCTACCAATAAACATCTGACGAGGAACAAACCGAATAGCCGCTTTCTCTCGGTCTTCACCAGCCGCTATTTCAAATGTTTCGTCGTATATCTGTTTTAACATCTGAATACGCGGCATCAATTCAGGTACTTTGATAGCAATGTGATACGCCAAGCCAGCTACCAAACAAGGCAGAAAGCGGAAGTTCATGTCTGCTGTTTCCATACCAGCACCAGCATCTTGTACGCGACGCAAACGATAGTACACAAATTGGTACGGCGTAGAGTTATCTGGCGTAGGCCAAACAGTTACCGCTGGAAGCTGGGGAACAAACACGGGTGTCGCAACGTTGTGAGACACGGCAGTTGTATTGTTCTGTCCACGGAACACTCCACCTAGTACATTTCCTGTTACATAGGTGTAGTAAATGTCTTCTGAATCAAGGCGAATAAACCCTGATCCAGCTATTCCAACTACAGAATTAAGCGTAATCGTTGTATCCGTAGCAGAGATTGCTGATGCAAGAATTAATGCAGTTGGATTAGTCTCACCAGAAAGCCTTTGAATCCAGACCTGAATTGGACGAGCTTGCTGAAGTTTGTTAGGAATGGTTGCATAAGTAGAAACACTAATGCGAGTAATAGTCAGGTCAGCCTGAGTAGAGGCTGTATTCTGCCCAGTACGAATAACGTGCTCTAACAAATCAATGGTGTCTGTAGGTAATGCGTATGTGGACAGGCCAGGAGTTAGGTTAATAATACCTTGCTCCATTGTCCACATATTGATACCTTTAGACTGCCACTCAATGGTCATTAGATTCATAGAGCGACGAGCAGTTCTTAGGTCATAACCAGACCGCATCTCACGGCCAGCACGTTCCCATGCCTCTTCAGCAATCTCCGTGAAGTCCATATTGAAAAGCGTTGATCCAGTAGTGCTCATCTAAATCCTGCCGTTTTCTTTGCTATTGCTTTAGGTTGAGCTACAAACTGTTTGCCAGATGCCTTGCCAGCACGTTTGGCTTTGGTTGTAGCCGCATATTCTTGCGGAGACAAAGACTTAATAGCCTTCTCTGGTAAGTATCGCTCACCTGTTTTACTTGACGGCTTTCCACTCTTGGTGCGCCACTTCTGGTCGCCCCAATCTTTGAGGGATTGCTGTGGTGCTTTCATTTATATCTACCACCTGCGGCTTTGTAGCGTTTAGCCATTAGCTGAGCTTTACGAGCTGACCACTGGCCTGCACCCGTACCCTGTACTGCGGCGGCTTTAACGCTGTTAAAGATCCGTTTACGTAACTCAGGCTTGGTATAGTTACCAGCTTCGTTTACCTTGGACTTTACTTCGCCGCCTTCAGCATATTGCGTGAAGTCAGTATTATCCCGACGAGCTTTACGCTTGCCTTTGGGCATCTTACTGGGGAGGATGGCTCCCATTCCACGGCTGGCTAACATATCAGCAAATCCCACCATTTTTCATGGTAATCATTGTACCTTTAGTCTTACCTTTAGTAATGCAACCATCAGCACGTTTAGATGCAGAAGAAACTTTACCGCCCTTAGCCATCTCACGAGGAGATGGAGGCATACGTTTTTCTTTGGTAAAAATGTTAGCGTTAGCTTTATCGCTATCGTCAGTAGACTCTGGCGGCATTGCGGCTTTACGACGACCTTCATTGCCAGGGTTTTTATTCCCTTGTCTAACTTTTTCGTCTAACTCTTCTTTAGATTTTTTATCAGCCTCATCTTTTTTGCCTTTGGCATATAGACCACCCATGATAGGTGCCGCCGCTAATAATCTTGATCCCATGGTAAACATAATGAACTCCTTTAGCAGATCTTGCAACGAGTCTTGCCTTTAGTGGCAATACCGTCAGCACGTTTAGAGGCAGATGAAACCATTCCACCGGAAGCATACTTCTTAACTGCGCCGCCGCGTTTCTTGGCGGTAACATCAGTTACGTCAGTGTCTTTGCTATAACCCAATTGCTTTTTGGGAGCGCCTTTAGATCCAGCTTTTGCCGCGCCTTCGTAGTCACGAACAAGAAAGTCTTTGCCAGTTACTGTGCCTGGACGCTCTAGTCTTTTGGCATCTGATGCTTTTGCGCGTTTAAACAATTTGCCAAACTTACCCAATTTAGTTTTTGCTAACAATGCGGCGGCGGCGGCGGCAGCGGCACCACCGCCCATCATCAAAGCACTTGGATCTTCTTCCAAAGCTTTCTTAGCATCATCGCGCATCTTGGGGATGTTCATTTTATTGGCAGCCTTCTCTTCATCACGAGGGCCACCATGTGTAGCAATAGGAGGGCTTGTGCCAGCATCACTTCGCATACCGCGCATTGCGCCTGCATACTGAGGAGACTTATTTGTCTCTTTAGGTTTAGACGCAACAGGCTTAACTGGAGTTTTTACAATTGGCTTTGTACGGGGGCCAGTATTTTCAGTAATTTTATCCGAGTCAAATGCGCCTTCAAGCATAGCGCGTTCGCTTGCCGTACCTGCATTTGGTCTGTATCCCTCATCTTGATTTCTACTACTAAAATCAGAACCCGCTGAAATCAAGTTTTGCATCTTCCCGCTTTCTTCATTAGGAGAGGGCATTCTTGGTGCAGGTGGAATACGCGGAACAATCTGAGGTTTACTCTCGGTAGTTGTTGCGGCAGTAGCGCGACCACGGCCAGCACCAAAGCGCTTGTAAGCTTCAGAGGAGGGGTCGTCAATGTTACCTGCGCGAATACGCTCAAAGAAACCTACGGGAGCTTCTTTGTTAGAAGCGTTTAAGCCACGTTGCTTAGCGGTTGCCTCATCAACTGGGCCACCCTCATCAAAGCGTTTAAATTTCTTCATTGGTTTTTTGGTAGCCATATCAACTCCTTAGCAGGCCATGCCGCCGCGTTTCATTGCAATCATTGTGCCCTTGGTTTTGCCTTTAGTAGCAACACCATTGGGAGTTTTACCAGTCTTTACTGCGCCCATTTTAGATGGAGCCACTCCACCTTTGGCAAGTTTAGTCATGGTTGCACCTTTGTGCAAACGGCCTTCGTGTTTGTTCACGGCCTTTTGCATCATCTTCTTATCCATCTTGACATCTTTGTGGGCCATGCCACCTTTAGCCATTTTGCCTACGCCGTCAGCGGCAAAAGACGGAACTTTTTTTCCATCTTTCATAACCATTGGCATGCCGCCATCTGCATATCCGCCCATGTTCATCTTTTTCATATCGCCACCTTTAGAAAATTTCTTGCCTTTATCGGCAGTTACAAAGTCTTTACCCACTGATGTAGGCACTCCGGCTTTCTTAGCAAACGATGGCGAATTAGCTATCGCGGCCATGAAATTGTGTTGCTTCTTACTTGTGCTCGGCATCATTTCCCCGCTGAAAGAAGCTGGTCAATTTTTGCTTCAAGCTTGTTAAAACGTTGGTCAATGTGGTTAGTAATTTTGTCAATTTCTGCTTGAGTAACGTTATCACGGGCAACCTCCTCACGAGTTTTGTTCAACAGGATCGTGACACGAGCCAGCTCCCTGAACTTTTCATTCATCATATAGCCTAACAATCCAATCACTAAGGACAGGACGGCAGACCAAGCGGTGTTTAGATCTAGCACATCCGACCTTTTGTTTTGCCACGTTGGGCTATACCATCAGCGCGTTTAGAAGCAGGCACCTTTCCTCCGCGTGAATAATCATCACTCATCCTTGGAGTTCTATTGCTACTACTTTGGCGTGGAGAACCAAAATTTAATTGACCTGTTATTTCCGGCTCTCGTTCTCTTTCTTTGTAATCTTTTGCAGAACGTGAACCAGTAATTCGATCAAAAGTATATTTATCAGGAAATGTTTTTGTTTTAGGTTTAGCGCCACCAACGCCGCCGCTTGTTGGTGAGGAAGAACCGCCGCCGCCACCACCACCACGATTTGGATCGTATTCATTAATACTGCGTTTCATAGCACTTCCTTAACAATTCCAAGCTCTAAGAGCTTTATTGATTCTTGAATCTGGATCGTTGGCGGTCTTGGCAGAGGTTAGCTTCTTTTTCATCCCGCCCATCCTCGCACAGAAAGAGTCGCGCCGAGAGCCGCCTTCCGGCTGGGGAGGTTTCAAGTTCATACCTTGCGCTTTCGCGGAGGCCCGACCCTTGGCGTTTAAACCGCCCTTCTCGGACTTGCCCTCTTTCCTCTGCCATGCTGGAGACTTAGCCATAATAAATCTGCGCCGCGTCAATTGCGCTCATGTAGGCATAAATCCCATTGACTGCCAACACGCCTTCGCCGGGAATCATGGGGGCGTTTTGGAATTCATCTGATGAATGGGTTTCGTAAGTCATTAACCAACGATTTGCGCCACTGACATACAAAGCCGCAGTAGAAGTTATGTTTCCAGTGTTAATGTCATTTAACGTAAACGTGTCAGCGCCTGTCTTAGTAATTGTGTAATTACCGTCTGTGGCTGAAACGCCTGCATTGCTGGCAAAGTGAATACCAACAACGTTTCCAGTTGACAACCCGTGAGCAGTTTTGGTAACAGTTACAACCGTGTTTGTACGAGCATAAGTTACGCTTGAAGTTACTGGGGCTGTGGTTGTATCAAACAAAACCAAAGTTCCGCTGCCACCGTAAAAAGAAACGCCTTTTACACGGTTGCGCCCAAGTACAAAAAAACCGCTTTGATTTAAGTGCCCTTGTTTTACATCATATTGCATCGTCATTTTGCTGCTCCAATTCCGGTGCGTCTAGCCTGTTTATAAGCATCTTGTACGCTTGGATTGTGGCTTGAGCCTGAGTCAAAAAAGTTTGCGCTTTCTGTGTTTCAGTCTCAAGTTCACGAATCTCAGTCTCCAAGAATTCCTTGGTGATCTGCATTAGGCTACTGCGCTAGCAACAACCAAAAAGTAATCAGCACCGGCAATACGAACTCTGAGGCCACCAGCCAAAGTGCTTGAGCTAGTAGCCGCAGTGAACAAGCCTGTACCTGTACCAACGTTCATCAAGCGAGTCATCTTGCCTGTGCCAGCACCCGAGTCAGTTACGCGGATGAAAGCACTTTCAGCACCAAGAGTTGTGCCAGAAGCAAAGTCAGTATCCAACTGCAAAGCAGCCAATGTACCGCCGGGAGCGGCAACAGCAGCACCAATGGTTGCACGGATTGCGTTAGCCGCACCAGAAATTGTGCCGCCCGTGTTAATTGAAGTAGAGATATGAGCACCGTTGATTGTGCCGCCTGTAGCGCCGTTAGCACCCGTTACTCGGGTCAAAGCACGAAATGTTTCGCCTGAACCTGTAGAGGTAAAAGTCAACCGGTTATACGACAAACGTGTATCGCCAGTGGTGGCAGATGTCGTAGCGTAAGATTCAGAAATATTGCCAGCAGTTGTTACTGCAATGGGGGAGGTTGCTGTGCCGCCGATAAAACCGTTTAACGATTTGACTGGGCCGGAGAATGTGGTCAATGCCATGATTTTTCCTTACATACAAGTTAAGTGCATTAGTCTGTATGTCGTCAGCCGGGACTGTCTAATGCACCGGAAAACCCCGGATGTGTATTTATACCACTACGTTTAAACCAATGCAAGAAAAAAGGGAGCCGAAGCTCCCCTTTTTTTTAGACCTATTAGGCTCCGGGCGAACCGAAGATACCCAATGGATCTGACACACCGAAGCTGTAACGCTCACGGGCTTTGTAACGAACGTTACCTGTGTCAAAGTCACCGTCCATGCCAGTAGACATAGGAGTACGGATGAAGTGCTTCAAACCATTAGGCACATCAGTCAACAGGAACCAAGCATTGGTGTCTGTCAAGTAGTGGTTAATGGTATAGCCTTCAGGGATGGAACCATTGTTCTTCAAAGCGTTGATATCATTGTCGGCTGTAGAAACACGGAGTTCGGTTTCGAGCAAACGAGTAGCAACGAATTGCAGAGCAGGTGGAATCACCAACTTCTTAGGCTTAGCGGCGATCAACAAGCTACGCTCATCTGTCCAAGCGGCGATCTGAATAACGGCATTCTCAAGAGAAGTCTCATTCAAATCGGAAGGAGTAGATGGAGTGTTACTGTTAACACCACCAGAAACCAGTGGGTGGGCAGTGTTACACAAAGTAACGCCGTCACCGTAGGTTATGCCAGAGCCAGTAAAGGCGTTGTTCAACACAAAAGCGGCTTTAACCTGTTTTGTGTAAGCCATACCACGGGCCAGAGCCTTGGTATAACGTGAAGACAAAGAGTCATACAAGTTATCTTCCACAGCTTCCTCTGTGATGGCAAAGCCCATCGCAATGGTTTCGTGTGTATAACGTGCAGTAAATGCTTCCTGTGCATTGTCATAAGCGATGGCTGAGCCCTCGTTCTTGACAGGTGCGGCAGCAAAGCCAGACAACTTTGTCTCTTCTTCGAAGCTACGCTCAGATGACTCTGTTTCGTAGATTTCTTTGTGCTCTTCGCCGTATTTAGCGTACTCAAGACCGAACAAAGCGTTCAAGCCGGGGAGTAATTCTTTGAGCAGTTGTGCGCGTGAAATAGCCATGATTTAGCTCCTTAGATGCCAACGGCGTTAGTGAAAGCGGAAGCGCCGGGATTGAACTTAACAAACACTTCAGTGTAAGTATCAGTCAATGGGGAGGCAAAACCGATGATCTTGAACGCGGCGGCAGTAGTAACTACTGTGCTTTCCAAGGCGCTGGTAGAGTTACCTGTACGGGTGTTACCTGTAGAAGTAGACTGAACTGCGGCAAAGAAAGTGTTTGCGCCAAGAGCGGCTTGAGTAACTTGGCCATCCAATTGAGCTTGGAAAGTCACGTTAGGGTCAGTGATCACGTATGCAGTCACCACGCCGGTTGTGCCGGAGGGGTAGTACTGACCGTAAATCTGCTGACCTTGTGCGTTGATGTATGAAGCACCAACAAAAACGCCCCAAGCACCCATATCTGTACCACCAAGATTATTGGTAGTCAAATCTGCGCCGGTAGCAGTGGACAAAGCGATATAACCGTCAGCGCCAATGATAACTGCTTGTCCAAAGAACAAGTTAGTACCTTCACCAGCGGGGTCGATTAAGAACTGACTCGTAGCGCCAGCATAGGGCATGCCGTCGTTACGGTTAATGGCTCGTAGGCCATAGGGGGTATTGGTCATTGACATTTTAAGTCTCCAAAAAAATTTAAGTACCTTTTCCGAAAGTGACCGTGGACTTACGTTCTTTGAACATAGGCATCCGTGGATCATTTTCGCGCATGTATGTGTTGTCAACTGATTGCATTTGCGCTTCCGCTTGATTGCGATAGTACGCATTACGCTGTTCAGTAAATTCCACGGGTGTTTTGCAAAGTAACAGACCACTGACTTGGACGCTATCTGGAAACTGTGCATTACTGTCAGATCCAAACAAACGGATTTCAGGATGGTCAGAAGCCTTTACAGGTTCCCAGCCCTCGCGCAGTTTTGAAGAAATATTGGTAGCGTCTTGTTTATTCAAGGTACTAACACGGATCCAACGGAAAGCATAACCTGGCTCTGGATGAGGATCAGGCAGGAGCTGGGGCGGCATCCAATGTTTTGGACGGGCATAAGCTTCACGGCTTTCAGTTTCACGTTTAGCGCGAGTTTGATTTTCAGACATATCAATTACCTTTTCTTAATTCTGCAATTTTTTGAGCCATAAGTTCGTGGGATACGCCGAACTTTTTAGCCATCGTTACCTGAAATGGAGTGAGCCTGATCTTGGAAGATGAGGTGCTCCTTGTCGCAGGTGCGACGACATTCGATTTTTGACGAGGAGCGGATTGACTCTGTGGAGTTTCCGTTTCGTTGTTGTCCAGATCGAAGTTCTCTGGAAACACTTGGCGAATTCGCGAATTTATCTTCGCATAATATTCGTCGGAGTTAGGGTCGATTCCATTCTTAATGAGCTTGGTATGCAAGCCCAGAGCAAAGCTGGTCATCTCATCATCACTACCGAACCAAGAATTCTCGCTTTGCCATCTTGCAGCTTTAGGGTCTGCTTGCGGCTGACGAGGGACTTCCCTAGGTGCGATTTTTACATTACTTTCTTCATCTTGTAAAGCAGGTTTGAAATTATTTACACGATCCATCTTAATTTTGGCCGATGTCAATAACTCCTGAGCTTCAACCAAAGCATCAGAATCACCTGATTCGTAAGCTAATTTGTAACGTCTTTTGGCATCATCCACCTCATTTGACACTACCTTTTTAGCCTGCTCTAGTAGGGCAGTCTGTCCTACATTTAAAGAACCTTTTAGCTTTTTGTTCTCTTCAGCTATAGATTGGGCAAAAGCTAGGGCTTCATCCTTCTCTCTAGCGGCTTCTTCCGCACGGCGACGTTCGTTGTGAAAGCCAGACTGTAAGTCGGAGATACGTTTCTTAACCTTTTCGTCGTATCTCTCAATCTCATCGTCTTCGCTCTTGGCTTCTTGCTCTGGCTCTTTCTTATTAGAGACTTCAATCTCTACATCTACTCCGCCATCGTCTTCAGCCTCTGGTTTCTTTTCCACCTCATCTGGAAAACTAAATTCTTGCTTTTCAATTTCGGCCATGAGTTACTCCTTAAAAGTTTGGTCGTTGAATTCCACGGGGATCCTGGACTACCGCTTCAATGCTGTCGTCATTGATTAGTCGCCACTCGGTACCGTGTATTTTCATACGTGTCCCAGTATTGGGGCGCGTAATGATGAAGTCTCCAACTTTGCAGGAAGCGCCTGAAGGAAATCGTTTTTCGTCTTTGAAAGCGTCTGGGCCAATTTTGGCTACAAACAAGACGGGAGAAAGCAATTCTTCATGGTGCATTGCAGTTGCAGATTTTAGGATGCCGGTTTCGCTAAATTCCTCTTCGGCTTTGGGAAGCATACAAAGAATATGGTAAGTAACGGGATCGGGCACCTGTCTTGCTTTTTCTACTGGGTCTTTATTCAAAACACCAGATAGATCAACAGCAGACACATCAAATTCACTCATCGTCATCATCCTTAATTTTTCTTAAAAGGTCATTTAACTCAAACTGTGCGGTTCGTAGACCCTTGATTACTCCGCACATTCCTTTGTAATCGGCATAGTCTTTAGCTACGCCGTCACATAAAGATCCACTTAAATCCTGAACCCGTTCATTGATTTTCTGGTTCAAAACATCAAATATTTTCAATTCCATCGCAGTTCTCCACCCTTATTTTCTTGACATTTTGGTAATAACATCAGCTTTAATCTTCTGTTCAGTCTGTTTCTGCTGGGATTGCAGGCGCATAGCCTCTCTTTGGCCTTCTGCTTGGATTCTTTGAGCATCAATTTGCAATCTAGCCTGCGCCAGCGCCATATCCGCCTGATCTTTTGCAGTTTTACGCTTAACTTCCTCAGCTTTGATCTGCAATTCAGCCTGTTGCATCTGAATTAAGGGGTCTTGCGCCTGTTGTTGAGCCTGTTTTTGCTGAGCTTCTGCCATATTTGTCTGTAAAAGCTGGGCACTTGCCTCTGCAATGAGTTTTGACAACTGAACTTCCACATCTTCTGGCAGTTTTTCGTTTGGAGGAGGCAATGGAACACCCATTTGCTCTTCAATTTTGCGTCTGTACAAGAATCCTAGGTGTTCTGCGATGTGCGCCTGAACAGCGGCCATCATTTGCTGGGCCATAGGGTTCTGTCCCATCGTTGCTGCAATCATTGGATCTTGCATAAACGTCGTATGAGCCGCAATGTGAGCATCTTGATCCTGATAAATGAACGCTTTAGTAGGCTCACCCTTCAAGAACGCCATGTTCTCGGAGATAGGATCTCTTGGCTCTTCATCGTCTGGAGTTGGGACTAACTTCTCGCCATTCTTAATACCCAAAACCTCAATCATTTGTCTATGGAGATTAGGTAAGTTGTAGATCTGGGGAGCTTGCTGAGCCATCTGCATCACAGCTTGATACTGCATGATGCGTTGAGCCATCGTAGAACTATTAGGATCAGACACAGGGATCACATCCACCATGTCATAGTCTTCCTGTTTAGCCATGCGGGTGCCAGAAGACGGTTCGTACTCATACTCTGTAGGAGCATAGTCACGAATGATCGCCTTTAGGATCTTGAACTCTTGCTTCATAGAGTAGTGAACCCGTGCCTGCACCGCAGACATCGTTTTCAACTGACGTTCTAATAGAGCTAAAGTAGTTCCCACGGGAGCGTTAGCGCTCATGTCACTGACGTTCATGTCAGCAATAGAACCTAAACGGCGGCCTTCTTCGGTGACTTTATCTAGTAAAGCGGCCAAGACCTGAGATGGTTCCTTATATGGAAGCATCATGATGTTGTCTTTGATAGACCCGCTTGGTACGTCTACGTCACGGAACTCGCCTGGCGCGATAGGGGTGTCATCTCCCTTAACCCGTAGGCCACGGGATTTCATTCCTCCTGGGAGATTACTTAGTGTGCCAGCGTCAATAAGCTGTCTAATAATAGAAGTACCGGCTCTGGCATAACCACCAATAAGGTGTATGAAACCAAAGCCATAAGCACCAAAGCCGGGTACATAATCGTACTGAACAAAATGCTGACGCTTAAGGCGCTTCTTATCTGCCTCATTCCAGTTTCTATAGATTGAAAGAATCTTGTTAGTTCCAACGTCAATCGTGATGATGTAAGGTAAAGCAATACCGTCTTCATCTTCATAGCCAGGTAAGTCATAGTCAACTTGAATCTCATAAATCTGGTAGCGGTCATCGTCAGTTACTGAGTAACCCTGCTCATCCGCTTTTTTCTTTTCTACGTCAGTGTGTAAATTACTAGGTTCTCCTAGCTCTACGTCACAGTAGAAACCAGCTACTTGTAGTTTCTTTAGTTCATTTTTAGACTTACGCATGATGTGCGTAACTCTCTCAGCAGTCCTAGAGTTACTAGAGCCGTAGGGAATAATCACATCTTCTGCTGGTACGTAGACAGAAGTCTGCCTTCCTAAACTAGGGTCGTAGTAGACCTTCTTAAAAGCTGAGCCAGCAAGTCCTAAGTTAAACAACATACGCTCATGTTCAGGGCGATACTCAGGCATCTCCTCTGTGAGCTTGTAGTTCATGTCCTCTTGGACTCGCGCGGCAGCCTCAGTTTTAAGACGATCAATTGCGCCAATGATTTCCGTTTTGACAGGGCCCGCAGCCGGGAAAGTCTCAATGATAGTTTCGCTCTGGAAACGTACCGCCGCCTCAGTGAGTATTGTAGAAAATACGCCACAGGCTCCGTTCCAAGGTTCAGTTCTTTCTTCATACTTCATCCCCAAAACGTCTAAACCTTTAACGTACATCTCCACCCAGTCTTTGCGGGATGTGATGTCACTGGATACATCTTCTACCAGATCAGATCCAATGGTAGCCAGCGTTCCTTCATCTATGTACTCAGCCAGGTTATCGCTAAATTCATCTTCTCCATCTTTAGGAGGAGTTAAGTCAATTTCAATCCCGTCTATCTCAATAGACATGGATTCAGGATTTTCTACCTCAATTTCAATTTCTGGGCCTTCCAGAGCTTCAATACCGCGTGGCATTTCGTATAAAGATTTTTCCATGAGAGCCTCAATAGTAAGAATGTTTTTTTCTAAAGCCAATTAGATCTTCGCGCTCATCTGTGTCGAGTCGCAAAAATCCACCTTGTCTGAAACGAATCAGCGCTTGCACACAAGCATCAACCAAGTCATCATGCTCAGCGTTCGGGAAAGCCGCCATCTGTTCAACCAACTCGTGCGCCCACCTCGTATCAGGTGCCCATACTTTACCCGACTTGAACAAATCAGTCACCGAATTTAGACGCACAAACTTATCGTTACCTCTGGACGGGGTGTATTCACTCACCACAATACCCATCCGTCGTAATTCAAAAATGAGCGGCGCGCCAGCCGCCTTAGCCTCAACCACAAAAGCATCTGGCTCCCAATCCTTATAGTGGTTGAAAGCCTTTTCTTTCAATTCAGGAAACTCCATCCTCTTTTGGAAAGCATCTAAGACAATAATATTGATGTCCTCTGGGTTTTCTTCATAGTGAAAAACACCTAAAGTCACACAGGCCGAGTAGTCTGATCGCTCACTCTTCGTAAAAGCCGTATCCCAAGACTGAATGATAAATTCACACCGAGGAGGGTCTTCTTCCGGCCAGACCTTCCACCAGTCTCTCTTTACTAAAGCACCCTCTTCTCCCGTGGGAGTTTGTTGGTACTGGGCGTTCCACTTACTTACAGGGAGTTCTTCCCTCAAAGCGGATAATTCTTCTAAGCTCCAAAACTCAGGCCATAGAGGATTTCCACTGGGCATAATCGCTGGGAGTTCGATAACTTCCCACTCTTCGCCCTTATCACGACTCGCCGCATCTTTAATGATCCGGCCAGTTAAATCCTTCTCACCCCAGCGGGTCATCACTATGACGATAGCTCCACCTGGCTGTAAACGCTGACGCGGCCCAGAGGTGTACCACTCATACACCTTGTCAAATACTTCAGGGTTCCCTTGAGCTAAAGCGGCCTCTTGTTCAGAATGGGGATCGTCAATAATCAGCAGATCTGCACCCTTACCCGTAACCGTACCTCCAACGCCGATAGCGAAGTATTCTCCCCCACCATTAGTAGCCCAACGGCCAGCGGCTTTACTGTCTTGCCTTAGAGCTACATTGGGAAAGACTTTAGCATACTGCTCTGAATCTACTAAGTTACGAACCTTCCGTCCAAATCCCACAGCCAGATCCGCTGTGTTAGAACACTGGATTACCTTCTTATGGGGGTTCTTTCCTAAGAACCAACTTGGCAAAAGATACGAAGCAAACTCAGACTTAGTATGACGCGGGGCCATATTGATAATTAATCTTTTAATCTTCCCGCTCGCTATATCCTCAAATTTCTTAGCCATCAATGAATGGTGCCTACCTGCTACAAACCCCGGCCACATACTACGTATATAGTCCATAAAAGAAGCATGACACTTCTCCCTCTCAAGAGCGCTTTTCCACGCATCCACCTCGTGAAATATCAACTCCTGCTCGTTCTCAGGAAGTGTCTCAATGAACTTCTCTAAGCTGCTCATAAGGGTTTACACCTACAGGGTGTCGCAACGTTGTGACCTTTTTTTAGCACTTTGAATACTTTCATTCTAACGTTCTAAAGTTAATGTATACCGGCCTTATAGTCCTGCCTTTTCCGCCCTGCTTTTTCAAAACACCGATCTCAACTAATCTATCCACAATTTTCATCGTATTAGCCAGTGATGTTTTTCCACGTTGATAAGCAATATCTCTTAAAGAAGGACTGTATCCAAACTCCTTCCACCACTCATCCACAATCAAAAAGACCTCTCTCTGAACCTTAGTCATATCCTTCTCCCAACACTCCTCAAAAGTAGGCAATACACGGGGCGCAATCATTTTTCGATTTATACATACCTCCCCCCACTTCATTTTGAATCCTCTATGGGGGGGTCTTCCTCAAACGAGGGGGTGGGGTCATCCCAATCTAATTCATTTAGGGGTGGGTCTGGTAAATTTTGGGATGGTTTGTGTGGAATAGTATGTAATGTATGTGGGGTACCTGGCTCCACAGCTTGGGGGGTGCCCACTGGGTGGGTGTCGCCATCGCCCACTTCGTCAACGGGTGCCGCCAACTCCATCAAGAGCGAATCTGCGTCGATCACTGTCGCATCTGTCGCGTTTGATTTCATCATGTCGCGAAGCTTCGCCAGTAGTTTAGCTTTCGCATCCTCGCTTGAGGTGATTGTGCGAATCTCTTTGCGCTCAGTGAACGCCGCCACTTCTGTAACAGTGCCCAAAGTTTTAGCCGCCGCCACTTTCACAGAGTCTTTCGCTTCGGGGTCGATCATTGTTTGCACGAGGGTTTGAATAACCAAAGCTCTCAAGCCCGCAGGGGTTTGATATTCCGCCGCCCTAATTGCCCCTTCCATTGCTTCAATCGTCGCCTTTATATCGGGACGTTTTTTCAGCTTGTATGCATCGTTGGCGTTTGTCTTAGTCTTTCCCTTGCGGTTATACGCCTTGCGGATGGCTTCCGCGCCAGTCGATCCCATAGCAACCTCTTTGCAAAATGCTTTTTGTTTAGACGTTAACGCTTTACTGGAAACGCCCAATATGGTTTGCATGGGTATTTGTTCCAGTCCTGCCTTTATCTGTGACCTTGTTAATTTCATGCTTGCATTGTAGGGTAACAAGGAACAAAACTGCAAGGCTTCGCCTTTAAAGCCCCGCCGCCGACCTTCAAAATTTCAAAACCCCAAAAACCTGGACTACTGTATACGCATACAGCATGGATAAACGATCAGTGCTTTTCTAGGGTTATCCCTGACAAATATTGCAATAAACTGTAGAAAAACGCTTAAAAGTGTGATACAAACGGGCTCAGGGAATGACCCCTGCAACCCACTAAGGAAGCGACTATGAAAACAAAGCAGTACACCTTTACAGAGCGCGAACTAATCGTTTTGCGTAATGCGCTTGCAAACTATAAATTTACTCTGCCGCTTACAAACCCAAAAAGCGAGTTAAGCGAAAACGCCAAAAAAGAAATGACGCTCACTTATGCGTTACACGATCAATTTAAAACCGATGCCCGCATCATTTAAGGAACTCACCATGCAAGCCAGTACAGAACTAATGCCGACCATCATCCGCGCATTTTGCGAGGAAATAGCACCACTCAAAGGAACAGAGAAAACCCCCGCCAACATGGAAAAGGGCGCGGAGATCATAAACAGATATGCGGGTTTAGTTCAACTCGCCAACCTTGAAATTCCCCGCGATGTAGCTTTGCAGATTTTGAAATTCAATTACGCCAACATTAAGAAAGCCGACCAATGACAGTAAATCAATTTTCAATACTTTGCCACGAATACGGCATCCATCCCGACATTGCATTAGAAAACGAGGAATTACGCGAAGCCCTAAAAGCCCGCGACGATAAAAAAGTAATTGAAATTTTAACTAACGAATTTTGAAAGGCTACCCCATGAACTCTCACATTTTCACCATTCGCGACAACCTCAAAATTTTAGGTTTTCATTATGTTTTATGGGCGGAGGGTTTATCCATCCGCACCATCTACAAAATTTGGATTGCCTACGGGATGACACGCCACGAAGCAAGCCGCCATAGTTCCACTAATTACATCTGAGCCCGACCAATGAAAACCCTTCCTAAATCTTTGCACACTGTCACCGCATGGGCAAATGTTGCCCGCCACTTAGCCAGTCAGAACGGGCTCTCACCCAATAACGCCGCCCACGCCGCCGCCCACGTTTTGGGGCTCGAAGAAATGGCGGACACCTACGCCCTGCGCGAAGCAGTAATTAAACAACTTGAAAAGGCTACACCATGCAAATAACTGTCACCATCCGCGAAGTGTACGGAATAAAAACAGTCTACCCCGTATGCATTACGGCGAAGGTTTTCGCCAGTATCGCGGGCACCAAAACCCTCACCCTTGCAACCCTAAAGAAAATTGAAGCTTTGGGTTATTCCATCATGCAACAAACTGAGCCGCTCGCGCTCTGAAAGGTAAACAATGAGCCACACTCCCGCCCCATGGAAAATTGACGGCGCACATAGCACCCGCGTTCTACTGATAAACGATGCCAAAGGCTACGCCATAGGCGAAATTGTAGACACGCGCAACCCTGCCAATGCAAAGCTTATCGCCGCCGCGCCCGACCTGCTAGAAGCTTTATTGACCGCGCTCCCATTCGTGGAAGATCACGAGGGAAGCGACATATACAAAAGCGGCGCAGTAGCTCGCGCCGTTAAAGAGATTAGAAACGCAATCGACAGAGCCACTAAATAAAGGAAAAAATCATGATTACGCCCGACAATTTCACACGCATCAAAAACGACATAAACGGAAACCCGCGTTACGTCTGCCATTTTCTAGAATTAGACGTGCATGGCTACCAATCAAACATTTCATTGTCAGATCGCTACGCGATAGCCTGCCGACTGGCGAACACAATCGGCGGCAGAAAATACCACAACAAAAGTTACGGCGGCGGAATTGTTTTCCAGTCCTATAACTTGCAACAATTGAGCAACCGCATAAACGAATTGACCAACAAACAAGAGGTAACAGTATGAAAAAACTAGAATGGCAACCCCTTTGGGATGCAATGGAAGCAGACCCCGCCGCATGGATTCCCACCACTAAAGCAATGTATTGGGAAATGCTCGAAGTGCTACCGCCGCGAGCACAAACCCGCCGCGCTTTTTTGGTGGGCGAGCCGCTCACCAGTAACGCCGAAGGCTTTCCCGTTTACTCATGCTTTAAGAAAACGGGCGACGACTATCACGCAAAAAATATGACACTCGAAGAATTTAGAAACATTACCGCTTGGGAGATGACGACATGAAAATCGAATTAAAAGCCCTCAAATATTCAGACTTTGCCAGTCAGGAAACGCATTGCTTTCATGCCAATATTTATATTGACGGGAAAAAAGCAGGATGGGCAGAGAACAACGGGCATGGAGGAATGACCTCAATTCACCCTCACCAACTCTACACGACGATTAGACAATGCACAGACAAAATACCGCCGCGCATCGTCAAATACGGCGACACAGAAATGAGCATCGACACTTCGCCCGATTCTTACATCGACGAATTGGTGACTCTCGCGCTACATGAAAGGGACTTGAAAAGGGCAATGAAAACGCGGATTTTATTCACACGCGGAAACCAGGTTTTTGAGACGCAAAAATTTGATGCGGCAAAACTTAGCGCGGCAGTCAATCACCCGCAGGTCTGCGAAAAGTTAGACGCTGACAAAATTCTAAACCTTCTGCCAATTGCTGAAGCTTTGGAAATCTACGCAACGAGGATGCGATGAAAATTTGGGAGCAATACACAGAGGATGGCATAAACGACTTAGCCCGCGAAGCATTAGACGCGGCTTGTCTACTGATACAAACGCGCCTCGGCGTAGAGACTGGCGACCTCGCGGGAATGTTTTTTGACGATGACCGCGTAGAGGAAAGCTTTAGAAATTACATCCGCTCCGAACTACATTGGGCACAATATGAAGACTGAAAACGATTACATAAAGGCGGGCTACCGCTACGAAAAAGCAAAGAGTAACACCCAAGCCCACAAGCTTAGGGCGTGGCTTGTCTCTGAGGTTGAGCAAAACCAGGAATTTAAAACCTTAATTCTGCGGCTCTTTGAACAGGGCAGATCGGAGGCGCGACTATCCTAAGCACAGATAAATTAAAAAAACCCTTGACAACTTAGAATGTACCTGATACATAGGCAACATACCAACCACACAGGAGCAATCAAATGTATGAAGTAATTGAACACAAAGTATGGAAGCACACCAACGGGCGAACCGCCTCGCTTTATGGTTCCGTACCTTATTTGTCTGCCGAAGAAAAGCAGAACTGGAAAGTTGAAACAGTTGGTTTTACTGTACGCAACAACCACACAAACACTGTCGGCATTGGTCGCAAACCTTGGGCAACCAAGGCGGAGGCTGAAGCTTGGATCAATTCACACCAGTAAGGAGAAACAAAATGTTACAACTTGAAAGATTTAATGTCCGCATCTTAAACAAAGGCGACAAGTACGGGCGCGAGTTTTGCCTGACGCATGACGAAGACAAACCGATTGTGGAGTTTTACGACCGCCGCTATCCGCACACGCAATACGGGCAGTTTGTGAGCCGCTACTATGTGGGCACCCTGCTTGGGCTTGACGGATTCTATGGGGGCGAACCGACTGGCGGGCTTTGCTTGGATGGCGGCAACGCTGATTCATGGACTGTATCCGCCGAAGACATGATCTTGGTTCGCGCCTACCTTCAGGCGATGACGGGCACACCCATGAAATTAGATGCACCCTCTCCCAAGGCTATCAGGTGGGAACTGAGGGTTATATGGAGTGACGGCGAAGTGGAAGTGATGAGCAAATCCCTGCCCGAATCGTTGTTCAATGAGATTCAGCAACACATCGTTGACTTAGAAGATCTGCGCGAACACGACCCAGAAATGTACTTTTTGGAGAACGGGAAATGAAACCCTACGAAGTAATCATTAGAGCGATCATTGTTAAATCAATTCGCGTACAGGCTGACTCACAGGAGGAGGCTATTGAAACGGCACACGATCTGTTTACATCAGATTGCGACGACCAAGAACTGAGATACGAACAAGAAACGATAGACGTTTTACAACCCGAACTAATCACAGGAGAATAATCATGGGCTTTTTTTCTAAAACTTGCGCTAAAACACACCTGCCAGTCGTTGCTGACTGCAAAGGACTGCCACGCCTGAACGAGATCGTCGTTCTATATCCCAACGGGACAAAGTTGGAGGGTTCCTACGACGGCTACGGCAGGGTGAACGGCATTGATCTACTGCCTGACGGCTACGTTGAGAAGAAGTGGGATGCAATTAAGTTTGTCCTGAAAGACAAGTACGCGGGCGAATCCTACAAAGAGTTGGGCAAATCAGGGGACGAGTTGGCACAGGGCTACTTCATGTCCGACCGCTTCCTACTGCACTGCATGAAGGTTGGATCGTTCGCAAGCTACGCCGACTACAAGAAGGCGATGCACAAGTACGGCGACTGGCTATGAATTACGAGGACTACCCGCACGAGATAGTCCACATTGAAACCAATCGGACTATCGGCGAATACAAGAACTACGCACAAGCATACGCCGCCTATGAAAGACTGGGCACAGGCAACGATGGCATGACCGATCACGCCATAGCACCAATCATGGTATACGATAAAACTACCCGCACCTATGTGCCAAAACCAGGAAAAAGTAAATGAAAACATATCAAGCAATGATTCAGGTCAGCTACTGGGTTCAAGTAGAGGCTGAAGCAATGACCGAAGAACAAGCAAGAGAATTGCTAGAAGCAAAGGCATGGTCTGACCATCTTCGCGCCGATGGTGAGGTGACAGTCTTTGATGTAGAAGAAGTAAAAATCTATGGGCTTGAGGAAGCATGAAGGCAAGATAAGCCAATGAAGATACTGCCGATAAACAGGTTTGAGGTTGAGCCTTGGCTACTCAAGAAACATTACGCAAGAAGAATGTGTTCAATCTCTTTTGCTTTTGGGCTTTACATCAATGAACAGTTGGAGGGTGTCATAACCTACGGCTTACCCGCAAGCCCATTCCTTTGCATGGGCGTATGCGGGATTGACAACAAGGATATTGTTCTTGAGTTGAGTAGGGTCTGCCTGAATGACGGCATAAAAAATGGTGCGTCTTTCCTAGTTGGTAAGAGTTTGCAGATGCTACCCAAGCCCACCATCGTTGTGTCCTATGCGGATACGGCGATGGATCACATTGGGTACATCTATCAGGCAAGTAACTTTTTATTTACAGGCACAACCAAAGAGAGAACCGACATGGCGGGCGAAGATGGGAAGCACTCACGACACAACCTTGGGAACTCAGACAACAGGATCAACAGGAGCGCGAAGCACCGCTATATCTTTTTTGTGGGCACCAAGGCACAGAAAAGAAACCTGCTCATGCAATTGAACTATGAAATCCAACCCTACCCGAAAGGAGAATCAAAAAAATACGATGCCAGTCACCCAGTCATAACGCAAAAAATGCTATTCACATAAACCAGGATATTCAAAGGAAACAAAATGCCAAATTGGTGCAACAACGAAATGACAATCTCACACGCCGACCCATACATGATTCAACGGGCGGCAGACGCATGGAACAGGGGAGAATTCTTAAGTGACTTTATCCCTGAGCCGAAGTACATTGAACCGACAGAAGGCGGCGGGCAGATGCCCGACTGGTGGCACTGGAGGATCGCCAACTGGGGAGTAAAGTGGGACTTAGGCAAAGGCAAGTACAACGAAGAAGCAGAAGTTCAGAATGGTAGCTTCAGTGTAGGGTTTGAAAGCCCTTGGTCGCCGCCAGTCGAAGCTTACAAGAAGCTGGTCGAGATGGGATTCAAGATCGAAGCCTACTATTTTGAAGGCGGCATAGGTTTCTGCGGCTCATTCATTGAGTACGACAATGAGTATTCCTTAGAGGGTCTGACTCCCGCGCAGATACGCAAGCGAATCCCTTCTAAGTTAAACAAGATGTTTGGCATAGCCGAGTGGTACGAGGAGATGTTAAGTGAGCAATAATCAAACCCGCAAATACCCGCGCACAATGAACGAGGCATTTCCTAATTCGCCTGAGTACGCACAGGCTATTGAGAGATGCGACACACACGCAGGATCAGGTCTGTTTGAATTCATCCTGCTCCTGATTATCCTAGCCGCGCTCGCCTTTTCTATTGCTTGGTGGCTATGAAATACCGCGTTAGGTTACAAAGAACCTACGAGTTTGAGCTGGAGCTGGACGCAGAATCTAAAGAGGAGATAATGCGTTTAGTTCTAAGCACAGACGACACACCCGAAGCACACACTACTAGGATCGTGAGTATCAATGAAGAAGCAAGCCCTATTCGCGATCTTTTTACATGAGATGGACGATGGCACAGTATATGTCACCGCCGACATTATCGGCGAGGGAGATCACATCTTTGACATAGGCAGTGACATCCTCCAAAGCATCAAACTTATGAGCCAGTTAGATGATAACGTGAGGCTAGTTAAGCCTCAAGTATCACAATACTTTCAGTAAGCTTTGCCCGAAGGTGAAATTGCCAAGCCTGACATGAGTGTCGTTGGCATCTTCCCCGACCACATCGCTCATCCAATACTTCCAACCTATCTCTTTAGCTACCCGCTCCCCTGTCCCGCTCGCATCGTTGTCAGCCACCACAATTCCAGGCTTTAAGTCTGCCGCGATCTTCTTCATGTTCCCTGCGCTAAAGCACACATGAATAACATACCTCCGTTTGAACCGCTTAAGCACGGATTGAATGGACAATGCGGTAGCGTACCCTTCGCAAAGAATATCCACCCCGCCGTTGTCAATCTTGATCTCGGCATTACTGGTGCGCTGGCCGTACAGAAACTTCTTTCCCCCGTCTTGGTCGATCATCTGACAACCTACCAAGTGACCCTGCACACGCATAGGCAAAATCAAAAACTGTTTACCCTCATGCACCCAGATATAACCCTCGGCATCAGGGAACCCCTTGCGTTTGAGGTAGTCGTGCCGACCCAACTGACATGACTTCATTATGAAAGCCGCCTTGTTTGCCGCCTCCCTTTGGTCTGCCCTGCGCTTATCCTCTACCGCCTGTAGATCACGGGCAATCTTAGCCCTGTCAATCTTGACTGGCGTATCCGGTTGCCACACGGACACCTCAGTATCCATCGCGTGGTTCTGCACAAAAGCATGGTCGCCCATGAACTTGACCGCGCCGTTTCTTTTATTGGGATGGTCGTCAGTCGGGTACCTACGCCACACACCGATAGGTGGGGGCGAGTCGATCAGAATCCCATGCGCTCTGCAAAAGTTAATCAGTTCCATCAGGCAGTCCACCATTGTTCAGCCATCGCATCAGCTATCCCCTGAAAGGTTTCGCTCCGAAGCTTCCACCTGTCATCGCTTGGTGGGAGGTAATGCAACCGCTCCCGCTTGTTCTTGGGTAGCTCCATCATCTGCGCTTTCACATCGTTGGTTGGATAAAGCACAGGCAAATTCTTTAACCACAGACAGGTAGCTTTCTGCTCCATGTGACCAAACATCCAAGGCTGAATGATCTGATCGGGCTTTCGCCACAACCTAGACATGATGCAGATAGGATTCTCAATCGCTATCCGAGGGATATCAGACTTGGCAAGCATCATAAAGAACGAGGCACTCATCTGCTGAGAGCCATTCATTTTCTTTCTCTCAAACCAAGCCGCGCCAGACACAGACAAGTCGGTGCATGGTGGGTGGGCAATCATCAAGTCCCAAGGGTAGTCCATCACATCTCGCACATCCCCTTGATAGTGAGGGCCAGGTTTTTCTGTCGGGAGCAGGTCACATGACATGGCCTCATGCCCCTTGGCTATGAACGAATCACGCACACGCCCTGAGTATTCACACGCTACTAGAACTCTCATTGCTTTCTCCTGATCTGCCTGATGTACCGCTTGATGCCAGCGTCTACAAAGTTAGCCACATCCCTACTTGGTAGCTTGGGCATATCGTGCAACTGCCTAGGCCACACGCCAAACTTTTCTTTGTACACGTTCGCGGCTCGCCCGCTCGACCACCCTTGGTTCCTGACGTAGTACTGAAGCATCGACCAAAACTCCTGCTTCACATCCCGCGTTGCCAAGTTGGAACCCAACTCAACCAACTCACCCTCTACCTCGGTGATCTTGTTCTTACGCTCGCGTACATGACCACAGTTAAGGCAAGAGTCTAGGCGCGGAGGGAAGTACGCCTCACACTTGGGACACTTGCACTCAGACTTTTCCTTATCGCTTGGCTCGGTCTTGGGCTTCTCTTTCCCGTCATCCAGTACATGAACACCGTTCTCAAACACATCGTCCCACTCCTCGCGGAACCGCATATAGTTTCCGGAATGGTCAAGCCACACCGCGTATTCTTTGGACGTATGACCACGCATAACCCGCCCCATCTGTTGGATGTGGGAGGAGAGAGACTTGGTGAAAGGTCTAGCCGACACGCCGATCATTACGTCAGGCACATCAAACCCCTTGGTCAGGATGTCAGTGGCAATCAGGCCGTGGATGGTGGTATCAGGCTTAGAGAAGTCTTCAATCACATCCTTCTTGAACTCATCGTCATCTCTGTAGCTGATGCTCACAAAGTTAAACCCCGCCTTGGCAAACTCTTGGGCTAAGTGGGCACCATGAGCCACGCCCGAACAGAACACAATGGTCTTGACTGGCTTACCAAATATCTCATTGGTCTTACGTACCCACGTAGCCACGATGTCGCCCGTGATCTTGATGCCGCGCTCGGTAGATTCCTTCTGCGACCACTCGCCCGCCACCTTCTTGGCTCCCGTCATGTCAATCTCTTTAGAGATAAACACACGCAAGGGCACAAGAACCTTGGCCTCCACCAACTCTTTCGTTGTGACTGTAGAGATTACGTTCTCATACACCCGACCCAATCCCTTGGTGAATGGGGTAGCCGTCAGGCCAATGACCCGAACGTCAGGATTGTTGTTGATGAAATCAACTGTAGCTTGCCGCGTCTGATGCGCTTCATCCACAATCATTAGGTTCAAACCAGGAAACTCACCCCTTCTCTCAAGCGTCTGAGCAGAGCAGACTTGAATGTTCTCGTATGGCCTGTCCCGCCAATGACCTGACTGTAGTACGCCATGATCTATGTCGTACTTGTCTAGGCGTAGGCTTGTCTGATCGCACAGGATGATCCTGTCCACAATCATCGCGCCCTTGTTGCCCTTCTTCTTGGTGGCTTCTAGCAATGCTATCGCCATCTCAGTCTTGCCCGCCCCCGTAGGTGCGTAAAGGATTTGTCTACGCATTCCTGCGGCAAACCCCTTACGCAAGGCTTCCAATGTACTGGCCTGATACGGCCTTAGTTCTAGTCCCATATAAACTCCACTGTCGGCACACAAGCCCGCCGACTTGGGCTTTTCTTACAACCCCGCCGCCTTGAGTTTCTTTTGAAGCATGGCGACCTGCTTCTTGAGTTGTCCGTTCTCTGTCTGGTATGAGTTACGGGTGATCTTGATGGCCTCTAACTCCGCCTCAAGCACACGAATTCTTTCCCTTAACTCTGCGATTTTTTCTGTCGCATTGTTCTTTTCCTCGGCAGTTCCCGTCATCTGCTTAACCGCCAGCTTGTCCTTTAACTGCTCATTCTCTGCGGCAAGGGACTCTAATAGCTCAGCCTGTGGGTCGTACTTGAACTCCTCTTCCTTCGGTGGGATCGGCTCCGCCTTGGTGTTGATTGCTTCGCTTGTGGCCTTGCGCTCAAAGGTATTGCCACCCATCTTGTACTTGACTGTATCGGGCTTGACGTTCAGCTCGGCCTTGATCTTGCGAACGTACTCACCAGATACGCGGCAAGCCTTGGCGATCTCAGCGTTGTTCCACTCGCACCACTCAAAGTCTTGGAGCATATCCACGACACACTTGCGCTTGTCTGCATTGGTTCTCGGCAACCCGTTGTCAGCATTGGCACCCTTGGAAAAGAGGATGGCATCCCGAAGTGTGCCTGTCACAACGTTGCAACACATGCTCGTCTTACCTAGCTTTTTGGTAGCAAAGTAACGATGGAAGCCATCGGCCAAGTAATACTCTAGCCCATTGAAATAGACTGTAACTTCAGGGAACTTATCCCCTGCCGCCATGTCTTGGGCGTAGTTGTCGATCTGCTCCTGGTTAATGACGGCGCGGGACTGGGTGCCTCCGTCTATGCGAAGCACGTTTAGATTCAAGATCATTTAATTCCTCTCAGCGACCATCCCAGTTGGAAGTAGTGCCATTTAGTTTGTATGTTGGGGTTTGTGTAACGCTTGCCGTTCCACAACTCCGCCACTTGCTTGGACTTCGTAGCCATAAAAGACTCAAAGACTTGCCTCACATCCATTAATTCCGTTTTCATTCTCTGCCCTTCCAAAAGTTAACCTCTTTCTGATAGTGACAGACCAGCTCTTCTAGCATATCTATGTACTTGCTATTCCAAGCTAGCTTGTCACGCATTTCTTTCATTGCCTCTGTTTCAAGTGACGGGTCGCAGATTTGTGCGCCCAACAACCCGCGCAATACCATTTGTTCTGACTCATTTGGATACCGCCCTCCGGTACTTTCATCTCGTTGCATTTGTTGCACTCCTTTGTTTGATGGACTGGCTGTTTCCCGCCAATTGATAGTTGTTGTTTAACGAATCCGTTCATTTCTTCATGCCCCTTACATAGGCCGCGAAGCTAGCCGTTGTATCCCCGCCGTTCTTCATGCCGTCAAACTCTTTAGCCACCTCCTCTAGGGCATCGTTCCTGATCTTGTTGGAGATGGGGTCTAGCTGACGTTGGATCATCTGCCGCTTACGCCAACCCAGTGCCCGCTCCCAAATGTTTAATTCGTACTTAGCTTCAATAGCTTTTACGTCTTCTGGTGTGTGTGTTCTGCTTGTCATGCTAACTCCGGAAATGCTTTATTTACCATTGCCATAATTCGGTCATTCCTTTCTTTTAACTTGGCCGACCTTGCAAGGATCGGGGCAAACAACCAAGCCCTTGTTTTGTTGTAACTAAGTTTTCTCAAGGTTCTTTTTCGGTTTGTTCTTACTTTCATTTTGTTTCCTGTATTCAATTACCTCATTTAACAACCGCTCCATCTCATCAGCCGCCATCAAGTGAAACGGACTGATCGGTTTATGACTGGCTATTGAGCGCATCATGCCGATGGTTGTTCGTGCAGTTGTTTCACTCAAGGGCTTCATGCGCTCTTCTCCTTTATGTCGTAAAACCAATCCTCCCCAGCCGACCATTTTCGGGTGCCGTCTACTGTCCACAAAGTCTTTGCCGCTTGAAAGTCAGGGAACTTTGTCTCAGCAGGAATTAAACTTTGGTCGTACCACAGGCACCGATTGTTTGGCTGACAAGCAAACTGCCCGTTATCAAGGGCAATCCAATTAAAAGACTTGTGCTCCTCGGCTTGCTCAGTAAACCCAGTGTCCAAGTCCATACCTTCGGCGCAGAAGTCCACAGTAAACAGGTAACGACCAAAGTGCCACTCCCTGTCTTTACCCAAGAACTTCACGCCCAAATTACGCAAGCCAATCTTTTCAATGATTGTGAAGCGGTAGCCCATGCAGTCCCAAAGCTGAAGCGTATCGACTGGCAGATCGCCATGCTCCTCTTGCCACACATAGGCGTGGATAGGTAGCTTGTCGTACAACGCGCCATAAGCTGGGAGCAAAGACTCAATGCGGAACACTTGCCCGCGCAAAGCTTTTAAACTAACCCAAACCGCAGGCTCCAACTCGCCATGACCCTTTTGAAAGTTGTAAAGAAACTCTTTACGAACAAAACATTTAAGGGGCGGTAGTGATGCCACGATGTAGCTCATGTGTTCTTCTCCTTAAGCTTGGCTTCACGCCACTTGCCAATAGATCCAAGATTCTTGTCGCATTGTTTGCAGATAGCATCACAAGCCATAGTTTCGTTAACTCCACCATCGTGCTTGCATCTTGATTGCCTCCACGCTTGTCTTGCATAAACAACACCAACAACCAACAAGAAAGCGGCAAGTGCAATCAATCCAAACACATCGCCAAAAGTAATTACAAATACAGGGGTCATGTGTTCTTCTCCTTGAGCGCCCTTTGAATCACCCTAGCAAACGCTATCTCACGCTCGCTTCTGCCACCTTCTGCGTAAAACCCGTTGAGCAGTTCTAATATCTCGTTACGCGTTAGGTCAACCCAAGGGCGAACGTAGTCTTGGATGTCATCGTCATCAGTCATGCTTGTCCCCTTGCTCGGATGTCGTTCACAATTTCAAATGCCCATACTGGTGACGTATATTGATAAGCCTCGTTTAAAACAATCTTTGCACACGCCTCACGCTCATGCTCAATGGCTAAGTTGACCAATGCAACCAAGTGCGGGGTTGATACAGTCCACGTCGTGTAGTGCTTGTTCTCTTGCACCACTTTGTGTAGTGCATCTAGGATTTCATCTTGTGTCATCGCCCCTCCTTTTGTAGATTAGTGTGCCATTATACACTAAATCACAGCTAAGTACAGAGAAGTTCAATAGTACTTACCCGTAGCCTGTAAAAAGGCATAGGTTCCCCAAGGGTGAGAAGCTCTCTCCCTCTCCCAGCGAAGCTCACTTGGGGCTTGCCTAGAGTACGCAGAACGTAGCGATTCGTCGATAGAGGTCTTGTCTCACCATGTCCCTCTATCTTGCCCAGTCCCTCGCTAACAGGCTGGACGGCGTTTCCTGGGGGTGTAGCCAGTGCCGGTGTTCTCTTCCGCGCCACCCATGCAGGTGCTTGATACGTTCGGAGTACGGCTGTCGAGGGAGGAGAAACTAAGTCGGCTCACATAAAGCAGTGTAGCTTTTGCATTTCGTCTGACTTTAAAATCTGCGGAGGCGCTAACCCACCGCCCGACCTAGTTCCTGAAACAAAAAAGCCACTTACAACTGCCCCGTCGAAGTTCCCCTAAACGGGGCGAGGCATGTGTAAATGGCTTTAGAGTGTTGACTTCGACGACAACGAGCGGAATATACCAAACGCTAATAGGCTTGTCAAGAGGTTTCAAATACGACACGGTGTCGCTTTTGAAGATGTTGGTGGGCACATGAAGCAGTGTTTGTGTAAAAACCGAACTAAGGAAAAATACAAGCGGCGCTAACCCGCTTACCACCAACACGACTGGAGACTGTAGCCAGAGAGCAGGCGTTCACACTCTTAACCTGACTGGCATTCGCTGAATATAATCAACGGGCCTGTGCCTCAATCCCCATGCGTGATGCCTCTGAAAAAAGTGGCCCCAGTTACGGAGCCACTAAAACCAATCAAAGGAAACAAGCAACTTACAACCCAGCCCTCTGGCATGCCTCAATACTAACCACAATTTTCTAGGATTTCAAGAGCCTCTTCAGGAGAATTTACAACCACGCACAAGCCACCCTCCCACTCATTGAAGAACTTCTGCTCCGCCTCGGTCAGCTTCCTCGCAGACGGAACCTTGCCCCCGTCCTTAACTTCCATCAGGATCGTGAACCCCCTGTACCCAACCAAGAGATCAGGTATTCCATCCCCCTGAGAGATGATTCGCACGACCGCGCCCACCTTACGCATGGCATCTACGATCTGGTTCTGGTTCGCATCTATTCTGTTGGCGTATCTCATAAAGCTCCTGTCTGATACAAATATTTTATCATACCTGTTGCAAGTTACAATGTATCAGGTATAATCGGCACCAACCTAACTGGTTTTGATACGGCGCGGTTCGGCTGGGTAACGTTCGGCTGGGTATGGCAGAGCAAGGACTGGTCTGGCATGGTTCGGCGTGGGAGGGCAAGGGCTGACAACAGCCGATTGAGCATTCTAAAGAGTGTTCCTTCGAGTGTGAGGCAAGGAAGGGAGCGGCGGGGATGGGCAGGGTCGGGCACGGAAAGGTGCGGCACGGAACTAGAAATAGTCGATAGGGTATTGGCAACAGTACCACTTCGAGTGTTATGGCATGACGAGGAGAGGCATGGAAAGGTCAGGTCAGGCGGGGACAGGCAAGGGCTAATGTAGCGGCTATCAGATTGGCAACAGTCTTATGGTCGATGCAAAGTGTGCATCAATCAAAGGAAAAAAATGAAATCTATTAAAGTAAAAATCGCAGGATCATCCCCTCTTCTCATGCACTCTGATCGCTTTGCGAACCCGTTAGACCCACTAACCAAGGCTCACAAAGAGATGACTGGCAAGCGCAAGAAAACTGACGATGACTTTATCGCCATTGCCAAGAGTGAATTTATTGGTGGCTGTTACTGGAACGAAGACACCGGCTTCTTTATTCCTTCACAGAACCTGGACTCATGCCTGATCGCGGCGGCTAAGCTTCAGAAGCTTGGCGTTAAATTCAAGCAAGGCATAGTGGTATTAGAAGACGAGCTACCCCTAGACGGTTTTAAAAACATGACACCAGAGAAGCTTTGGGAAAACCCAAAGAACGTCGATGCCCGTGGCGTGAAGGTCGGCATGGCTAAGATCATGCGCTACCGACCCATCTTCCGCAATTGGTCACTGTCTGCCACGGTGATGGTGAATGAAGACGTAGTTAACCTCAATGAAGTTAAAAAGGCTATGGTTGATGCCGGTGATTTGATTGGCTTGGGTGACTACCGCCCCCGCTTTGGCCGTTTCAAGGTTGAGTTTGCATGAGCGATACAAAGCTTTATCCCGCTTGGAAACAGGCGGTCAGAACGCTACTGGACAACGGACTCACATACGGAAGTGTGCTCAAGCGTAGCTACATTTCCGAGCTATGCGAAGTTCCTAAGCCAGTCGATATTGATGATGTTCGCCGCTACGATTTAGAAGTGTTGCGGTGCATTACCGAGATCAAAGACATACTGCTTACAGCCCACTGTATGCTGATGGTCAGCGACCACGCGGGTAACTACATCATCATTGAACCTGAATCCCAAACTCAACACGCCGTTGACATAGGGGTCAAAGCAATCAGCCGAGAGATGAAGCGCATGGCTATGGGCGTGAGCTTCACCAAGACTGAACTACTCACAGACGAAGGCCGAAAGAAAAACGCAGATGCTCAGGCCAAGATCTCAAAGCTAGCCGGAATGCTAAGCATTGAGAAGCGCGAACTTCAACAAATAGCAGATAGGAGTCAGCCATGAAATTCACAAACAAGTTCAACTTACCGCAGACATTTGTCAATGTCATTCACCGCCCGACCTACTCTAAAGGTAAGGCGCACATCTCTGCCACAGAGATCATCAACTCACCCCGTATCGTTCAGCTTAAGAAGAAATACTGGGACGAGATAGAACAAGACGCAAGCGAGATGGTCTGGTCACTGTTCGGCTCTGCCGTCCACAATATTCTTGAACATGGTAAAGGCGACAACCACGTAGTCGAAGAGCGACTGCACCTAGAGTTTGAGGGATGGCGTATCTCAGGTGCTATTGACCTACAAGAAGTAGAACCCAATGGCACGATCACCATCTCAGATTACAAAGTCACAGGTGCATGGGCAGTGATGAATGAGAAGGATGACTGGCACCGCCAACTGAATATCTATGCGTGGATGGTAGAGAAGGTTAAGAAGGTACCCGTTGGGAAGCTTCAGATTATTGCCATCATTCGTGACTGGTCTGCCCGCGATGCTCAGACCAAAGAGAACTACCCGAACTCGCCAGTCGCGACCATTGACATTCCCCTTTGGTCATTTGAAGAGCGCGAGAAGTTTATGACCAAGCGCATCTACGAACACGGAACCGCCCTCTTTGAGATGGAGACTGACGGCGACCTGCCTGACTGCACCGCCGAAGAGATGTGGGAAAAGAAAACTAGCTACGCCTTGAAGAAGGATGGCAACGTCAGAGCCAAGAGTGTTCACGAGACACAAGAGGCGGCAGAAGAAGCCTTAGTCAAAGCCCTCGGCACGGCTAAGAAGAACGAAGGATTCTCTATTGAGATCCGTCAGGGTGAGAGAACACGTTGCAAAAGCTACTGCCAAGTTGCGCCGTTCTGTAACCAATACCAAAACTATATGAAGGAAATGCCATGAGCGCACACAAGAAACTAATGCAAGCTAGGGTCAAGCTCCAGTCTACCGAGATGAAGAAGTCAGGACTGAATAAGTTCGCGGGCTATAGCTACTTTGAACTGGGTGACTTTATCCCCCACATTCAAACAATCTTTAACGAAGTAGGTCTGTGCGGCGTGGTGTCGTTTGATACCGCCCAAGCTACCCTATGTATCACCGACACAGAAGACGGCTCACAGATCGTTGTGACCTCTCCTATGGCCGAGGCTAACCTGAAGGGTGCTCACCCCATCCAAAATTTGGGCGCGGTTTTGTCTTACCAACGTCGCTATCTTTGGATGGCCGCCATGGAAATTGTGGAACATGACATCATTGACTCCGGCCCTGCCGCCGAACCTAAGCCAGAACCTAAACCTGAGTCCAAGCCCGCACCAAAGCTAAAGGCAACAGGCAAGCCCCCTGCATTGATAGAGGGCAAGGACGAAATGGAACACTGGTACTTGAAGGTAACGACAGAACCAGGCACATCCATTGAAGAGTGGGCTCGCCTTGTAACAGATATGACGAAGTTGGGATTGGAGCAGATCGGGTCAGAGGCTGACATCATGAAGCTCTTCACTCTCAACAGAGTCATATTCGACAGACTCAAAGCCGAAGACGAAGTAAGTCACAAAGCTTTGATGGCTGAATTTAAAAACGCTAAAGAAAAATTGAAAGGTTAATCATGTCTCAATACCCAAACTCAGGAATGCTCGGCAAGGCTAAGCAACCTAAAGTAAATCCTAAGTCTCCCGACTACACCGGCCACATTGACATTGACATCTCCCTCTTGAAGGAGATGATTGAAGAAGCCAAAGCTGAGCAAGCTGACTCCGTGAAGATCAAGCTCGGTGCTTGGATCAAAGAGGGTCAATACGGGAAGTTCTTCAGCATCAAGATTAGTACATACAAGAAGCCTGATGCCGCGCCAGCCCCTAAGATTGACGACGAAGATGTGCCATTTTAGTACTAAAGTATTAAAGTGAAAACATCCAACTTTGAGGCGGTCAAGGTCGCCCTTAAGCAGGACAAATCAGGATTCGTTCTTACTTTGTCCATACATCCAGACGAGGTACCGGAGGAAATCCTCCGTGACTTCGTGGGTGCTAGATATCAAGTGGTCATGGTCAGGCTTAACTCTGACGAACGACCCATGAACAGGGAGCAAGATCACGGGCACGACCCCGTTCGCATGGCGGGGATGCTATGCCGTGAGCTAGCTTTCCACAAGTTCCTCTGCGACGGAGGCCATATCTTTATGGCTAACGAAGAAGAGGCCACCGACTGGCTCAAAGAATACCTAAGTGTAGAGTCCAGAACAGAGATCAAAGACAACGCGAACGCTCAACAAAAGCTACGCGGCTTATATCAGGAGTTTCAATCATGGAAGACAACCGCCTAGTCCCTTACTCGGTGCACCTTAAACGAGAGGTGTACGACAAACTAAAGCTCGCCGCCGGTCAGAGGAAAGCTTCTGCCCTAGTGCGCGATGCCATTACGATGATCGTCGAGGGAGATGACGAGTTCAATGGCGGATACAACAAGGGTATCCGCGATGCAATGAGTTTGATTGAGAGTGATCTAATAGCCAGTCGGCTTAGCATTGACGACACAACTGTCTCCATCCATCTATGCAATCAGCTAGAAGGCATGATCGTTAACCAAAATGTGAAGGGGAAGAAAAATGGCAAAGCGAAAACCTGAAGGCGTGGAAGGGCTCATTAAAGTTGAGGACGTTGATCTACAACAGATGACGCTAAGAGACTTCTTTGTTGCATTCTCCCTGCTTAATATGATCTCTGGAGATAGCCCAGAGCAAGATGCCCAACGTGCCTATGACAGGGCTGATGCGCTAATGCGCGAGAGGTCTGCTAGATTGTGAACAATAAGCTAACCGCCAAGCAACGTTTGCACATAGCCCGCGTTAAGGCTTTGCCTTGCTCAGTCTGTGACGAACCAGGCCCCAGTGCGGCTCACCACGTAAAGCAACATCAGCAATATACTGTCGTGGCTTTGTGTACGAGCTGTCACCAAGGGCCGGTCTTGGGCTGGCACGGGCAGAAACGGATGTGGGCTATCAAGAAGATGGACGAGCTTGATGCCCTAGCAATCACCATAGAGAGACTACTGGATGAACCCTTACAAGATAGATGAACCTACTGTCATCAGCTTCTCCGGCGGTAGAACGTCGGGGTATATGTTGTGGAAGGTTCTCCAGTATTACGAGGGCACACTACCAGAGGATGCCGTGGTCTGCTTCTGCAACACTGGCAAAGAAGATGATGTCACCCTACAGTTTGTCCATGATTGCGAGACTAACTGGAATGTAAAGATCCACTGGTTAGAGTATCAGCCTGAAGACCCAAAGTTTAAGGAGGTTACGTTTGAGACTGCCAGTCGCAACGGCGAACCCTTTGATGCCCTGACCACCAAGAGGAAGTACCTGCCCAATCCGGTGGCTAGGTTCTGTACGTCCGAGCTAAAGATCCTGACCATTGAAAGGTTCCTTAAGTCCAAAGGTTATCCTGAGTTTGAAACAATGGTGGGGATTAGAGCTGATGAGAAGCGGCGAGCGGCCAAGATGAAAGACGGCAAACTCTTGCCGCTTATCCATGACAACGTTTACCAAGAGACTGTCCAAGACTTTTGGAGAAGCAACTCCTTTGACCTTGGCCTTAGCTTCAGGGACGGCGTAACGCCCCTTGGGAATTGCGATCTATGCTTCCTCAAAGGGCCGAACCAAATCCTATCTTTAATCGCTCAGAAGCCCGATAGAGCCGTCTGGTGGGCAGAGCAGGAGAAGAAGATCAACGGCACATTCAGGAACGACCGGCCATCCTACGCCGACATGATGAAGTTCTCTATCCAGCAGACGGATATGTTTGACAACGAAGGTGGCATCTCCTGCTTCTGCGGAGACTAGGGTTTATACCTACGGGTGTCACAACGTTGCGACACCTTAAACCTGAGCCATCTTCCGTAGTTCTTTTACATTGATTGTCTTGAGGATCTCGCGCTCAGTTTCCCGTAGCTCTTTGATTGCCTCTTGCTTTTCAGCAGAACTCATCTCAGAAGATGGCCGGTTTGTAATGTAGGTAATAGCCTTGCGAACCTTGCCAAGCTGATCGGTTATCTTATTGACACCCTTAGCCAGTCCATACCTAGCCATCTTCTCCTCTGAAGATAGGTACTCCTCTATCTTCTCTGGGCTTGTGGTCTTCAGGTCTGACACCGTGGCGGCGACCTTGGCTACTTCATCCCTCAGAACATAGAAGTCATTCTTAAGTCCTGACTCATACTCTCTGGAGATAAAGCCGCTGGTTCCTGGCAACGTGGCCATAGCATCACGTAAGCTCAGGCTTGGGCGGTCAACGTTGGGGTCGCTATGTAGGACAGGGTTAGTCATGTAGATAACCAAGCCGCCAGCAGAGCCAAACATACCGCGTATCAAGTGATCGACCGCGATAGGTGACACCAGACCAGTCGCGCCAAGTAGCTTTGCAATCTCAGAAGTTGTATCGCTAAACTGCTGGGCGGTTTCTTTCTTCTTCTCAAACTCACCAATCAGTGGGCGACCAGAGAAGAAATTGTAGTTAATACCCACCTCAACCAACGGCTTGATAGCTTGTGGCACAACAGTCGGGCTAAGCAGGGCGGAACCCAGCGCGGCTTTGATAGAGTCCCTGAACTTACGGCCATCCTCATAACCTTGGTCTGTGAGCAACAGGTATGTGTGCTCAGTGATAATTTTAGGCAGAGTAAATAGATCAGCACGTAAAGGTATGCTTAAACCACCGGTGCCTGGAATCATCAGCAGGCGATCACGCACCACGGCAGGCTTGTTCTCGTAGTCCTCATCGTCCCCGTTCAACATTACATACAAGAGGGATAGAGTCATTACTGAGCCAGTCGTGGCGATCAGTGTCTTGAAAGCATTCTCTCTCTCGGTAGGAGAGGAGCCAACGCCGGTGATAGTTTTATACGCCACGTTCTGGGCGGCAAGGTAGGCATTAAAGAATGGAATGACCTGACCAGCCAAGGCTAGCGTCTTACTGCTACCCTTGCGACGTACATTCCAAATCTCAAACGCTTTCTCTAAAGCTTCAGCTTCGCTCAGACCTTGATCTATAGAAGCTGTATACACCGCCTGACGGACGGCATTGTCAGATGCCATAGCAATGTGGGAGAGAAGATCTTTTGTTCTACCCAACACACCAGGCTTAGCTTTAAAGCCCGCATAGACCTCCGCATCAAGGCGAACCATCTCGGCAGTGAAGTCTCTTACACCCACGACACCATACTTCTTAAGATTCTCATGCGTCTGGCTTTGCTTAAATAGCGTAGTAAGAAACTCTTTAGCGGCGCGAGCGGGGATGGTCAGTGCGTACCTAGGCTTAAGCCCAGAGGTAAACATGGCGGCAAAGGAGTCCTGCGGTAACTGGGACACAGAGAACAATGGGTACAAAACCACAGTCTGACGAAGCCAGTTAGACAACTCAGACATCCACTTCCACGATGGAATGACGATGGCTTCTAAGCCATTGAACGCTTCCATGTACATGGGGTCTTCCATGCTGTACTCAACTTGCTTGCCGTTCTTCCAGACCTTAGCAACGTTTACTCTCTCAACCTTCGGTGTTAAGAGATACTTTGTGTTGCCGTCCTCATCTTCAAAGTCAACAACCTCAAAGCCGTCAAGCTCTTTGTTCGCAATACCGGCTTGCTTGAGTGAGTCAAATGGTTTGGCACCGCTAGAAATCTTGCCAACTATTGGCTGTTTGTTTGCGTCTACACCAGTGATTCCTAGGTTCTCTTTGTTCTTTACGTCTTTAATCTTTATGGCGGCACCGACCTCTTCGGCGGCATCAGCCAATGCGACGGCAGACTTGTTCCGCACGGCACGGTTCACTGAGTATTGAGTCCAGCGAATCATGTTGTCAAAGATGTCATTGACAGGCTTGTCTGATCCTTTGAGCTTTTTCTCTTTAGCCTGAACCATCAGACCACGGATGTATTCCTTCGGGCCTTTGCCTTCTTCAAGTTGCTCCTCGCGGAAGAACGGAACGTAGTCGGCGTTGTCCAGTAAGAACTCGGCCTCTTCTTCCGTCCACAGTCCAGAGTCAACCAGAATCCTAGAGGTGTTTGCACGAATAGAATTCCAAGTCTTTACCGCCGCATTCAACTCAGGCATCACAGCGAACAAGGACATACCTGCGGCAATCTGATCCTCAACACTTAGATCGCTTTCGCCGTTGATCTTATGAATAAACTTCTTTTCTTTTAGGCGGTTAGAAGCTTTCTCACTCAGGGCGCTAGATGCTACTGGCTTGCTTGAACGAATGGAGGCGGCCTCGGCCTTCATCGCGGCGACCTCGCGGTCAATCTGATTGTTGAACTCAACCATTGACTTAAGACGCTTAGCTTCAAAAGCCGTGTGAGCAATGACCTCTGCCTCTGCCTTTGTCTTGCCGTACTTCTCTGCTATGACATCAATGTCTTTGGATAGCTGGATGAAGTTGGCATCGTCATTAAAAGCTTCCCACTTATGAAGCTCTCGGTTGTACTTTAAATTTCCCAAAGTAATGAACAAGCTAGCAAGCGCATCGGCGTGGACAGTCTGACTGATACTTGTATTAAGCAGAGTACCAATCTTATCTTTGGCGGCCATCGTGGAATCATAGATGGCACGGCGGATCCGGTTGTTCAGGGCGGCATCGCTAGAGAACGCCATGGTCTGAACCTTATCCAAGAAAGTGGTGACAGACTTACCCGCCTCTTCAGCTGTAAGCTTTGGATTGTCTTTGACATTATCCCAAGACTGACGAACCTTAGCCCTGTAGCTGGGCTCAGGCGGCTTAACCTTGCGACCCAGTTGAGCCATTATGCTGTCTGCATCTTTAGATGGCGTACCCTCTTGATTGGCAAACAACTCCTGAACTTTTTTAGAGAACAAACTTTGTTGTACGCCAGTGGTAGCCTTCTTTTTACCAGGCCCAAAAGAGTAGCCCTGCCTCTCTATGCCCTCAGAAATCTCTTCAATATCCACAGAGAGAAGCTCATCTGTCGTCCTGACTAAGCGGTCTAATGCACTCTCGTAAGGAGGAGCAACGCCCAGAATCTTACGAATCAATTCAATAAGCTTACTGAAAACAGTACCTTCTCCGACCTTGATGCCGGACATATACTTTTGCATCCGCTCATCAGTAATACCCCAAGAGACTAACTCATCATCATTTCTAAAGGCATTGTTTTTTCTGTCGTAATAATCTTTAGCAATACCAGACAGGGTGCCATTCTTAAAATCCTTTTGGTAATGTGCAATGACTTGATTAAACAAAAGCCTAATCTCTTTGACCATCGGATCACTGGCCTGTAAGAAGTGCAACTGACCACGGGTGGCTACGTGCAACAACTCATGCAAGATTGTGCGGTACTCAACTCCAGGAGGATAGCCGTCTTGGTTTTTAAATACCGTTGGGCCATTTAAAACAATACGGATAGTTGTATCTTCGCCCTTAGATTTATCACCCCAGATAAAACTAGCCACACCTCTGGCATTTCTCATTGGCAGTGCGGGTGTATTTGGGCGGGTATCTCCAGTCAAAACATCAAACCCAAAGCGAACCCCCTTGGCTTCCATCTGTTTGATGCGGGCGTAAACCTTCTGAGCAAAGTATTTTGCTACAGCGTTAGGAGCATTGTCTATTGCCCACTTTGATACCTCAACCAAAGTCTTACCTTTGATTTGTTTGGCAATCTCTAAGTTTTCTTTGGTATTGTTAAAGCCTAGGGTTGAACCTTCTGCTGAGTATAGGAAGTCTTCCTTTGGTGCGTACTCTACATCTTTGGCAAGGATAAAGTTACCAACTTGAATTAACTCAGAAGCCTTTACCACAGGCTCACCAGTTACGCGGTCGTAGAAGTAACCTCGTTGCGCAGGATTAACATTGACTTGTGTCCAAGCGGGGTCATTGCCTAAACGTTTAACTTCTGCAAAAGCTTGCTCCGGCGTAATAGGAACCCACGTTCCCTCTGCGGTTTGAAGTCGCTCTTTAACTGGGTTAATACCCATGTTCAAGCCTTTCTCCTGATCGCGAGGAGCAAAGAACACATCTTTAATGCGGGCTACGCTTGCGTAAGAGATAAGACTACCGGCAGATGAATACGCTTCGCCAGTCTTTGGATTGTTATTGGCTTTGCCCTCGTGGATGGATACCACGTTAGCCCCTGCTTCGCGAGCGGGCAAGTCCATACGCAAGCCTACTCGCGTACCCTCTTTAATAGGAGCATTCAACACGCCTCTACCACCACCGCGTAGTGCGGCTTCCATCTGCTCATTACTAGCAGGAGGCTGTAGCTTTTGTATGTCTACGTCTTTGATGGGCGTGTAGTAATCAACGTACTTTGTAAACTCCTCACGGCTCATTGTTCCTTCTTGGAACTTTTTACCTGCGGCTTGAACCTGTAGGTTTCTACCCTTGCTGGGTTTGATTCCAGTTGTATCTAGCTCTGGTGGCTTTACCTTTGCGGATGTAGTAAAGATGTCCTTCTGCCCACGGGCGGCGGCCTCGTCAGCCTCACGGTCACTGCCGGTTAGGGTAAAGTCAGCCTTAGCCGCATCAGCTTTGGCTTTGTCTTCCTTGGCCTTCTCTTCATCTTTGCGTTGCTTCTCCGCTTTGGCGGCGGCCTCTTGTTTGTCAATGATGTCTTGAGGCGTAGGACTGGTTAGCCCTTCTGCCGGAGTAGCATCTTTTCCTTCGCGTTCTGGAGTAACTCTAGTCTCGCTTTCGGCGGGAGCTTCCTCAGTTGCTCTATCAATTTCTGCTTGTTCATCGGTTGCTTTTTGGATTTCAAGATTGACCTCCTTTAATGTTAAAAACTCACGGATAGCTTTCTCTAGCTCATCCACGGTGTTATCTAAATTTTGGATAGCCATAGTGGTATCAAAGGTGTAGTAGTTCTGTCTACGTACCTTCTCTTTGATGTACTCGACCGACTCTTGCTCATCATAGAACTCTGACATTGGCCTCATACGTGGAGGCAAGAAGTCATCAAGCTTGCTATCGGATACTAAGGAGGACATATCTGTGCCGCCTACTCCGCCCTTCTTTTGCAATGACTTGAACATTAAGCCTGGCCCAATGTCTTCTACTTCTTCGGGCGTAAGTTTTCCGCGCAGGGCAGTCCACAAGCTCAGACCCTTGTCCTTGCCTTGAGTAAAGCGCCTACGTGACTTCTCCGCTCTATCCAAATCTTTCTGTAAGTCTGTAATTTCCTCAAGCTGGGGAGCGGGCTCGCCCACAATAGGTGTAGCTTCAACAAAAGGAGGAGCCTCTTCTAGGATAGCAGGCGTAATGGGAGGAGTTATATCCTCTTCAGTCTGAGTCTCCAGCTTGGCGGCGGCAATAGCATCTTCTTCAGGCTTGACCTCTTGCTCATAGATCTTCATAAACCCCTGCTCAAGAATAGCAATGGTTTCTTCTAAATCGGCCTTCTCTTTAACAATCCTAGCTCTGGCTTCCAAGATAACTGGATTGGTGTTTGCGTCAACACGTTGCTCCAAGTCTTTTATCTGTGTGTTGTACTGCTTAAGCTTAGCCTTCTCAGCATCAAGGCGGTTCTTCTCCACGATGGCGGCCAAAGGATCTACTGGAGCGCCAAGCAAAGAACGCTCATAACCAACCTCGGCAGGCTTCATCTCAGAGATGGGACTAACGGCCTCTTTCTCAACAGGCTGAGGAGCATACTGATCTTCAAACTTCTTTTTATCGTATGCGTCCAACTCTTCTTGAGTGTTAGCCACAGAGCCATCAGGCAAGATCCTAGGAGTAAAAGGCTCTGACATTCCAATTGCCAAAGGCTCTGCTGGGGCAACTGGGGCAACCGGAGCAGGCTCTGGGGCAACAGGTGCTTGCGCCGCAGGAGGCGTTACAACTGGAGGAGGTGTAGGTCTGCCGGACAGGGCGGCAATAGGAGCGGCACCTAATGCACCAGCCAATGCTTCACCCGTTGCGGCACCAGCCACACCAGAGAACGTATCCACATCAAACCCACCACGTTGGAGCGCAATGTTCTGAGCCAGTCTTTCTTGGCCGCCTTGTACACCTTCTGGGATAGATTCTTTTACGACAGTCTCGCCAACTCGTCTAGCCAAACCAGGAGCCGCGCCAGCACGACCTGCGGGTGTTAAGAACTTCTCAACACCAGAGGTACCAGCAAGGCGGCCTAACGCTCCGCCAAGAGCAATCTGTTCAAAGTTAGTGCCAAAGTAATTCTGTGCAGAGTCAGCCTTCTGCTTTGCAATATCAGGGCTAGTACCGGCATCAACCTCTGCCTGATACACGCCATCATAGATAGAGCCCTTTACCGCACCTAGACCTTGGGCAGTAGCAATACTCGCAGGAGCCTTCTCTGCAACGGCGGCAATCGCTCTAACGGCACCAGGGCCTAAGCGCATAGCGGCGGCAACAGGGGCGGCAAACATTGCGGGCAAGTAAGGAACAAACGATCCAATTGCTTGTGCGGCAGTTTGTAGAGGAGCTTCCAGTACGTTTTGTCCAGCCGCCTTAACCTCTTGCAAGAAGCTTCCGCTCTGCTCTGCGGCCTTCATGCGCTCGGCTTGACGTTGCATCTCAGCCTGACGCTCAGGGGTCATGCCCGTTTGCAAACCTTGTATGCCTTGAGATAGCTTGGAGGATGCAATATTCTCTGCACCAGCTACATCAGTTAAAGCTTTAGTGCTACCTAAAGCGCCAATGCCAAATGATGCGCCAAGATCCCCCAAGGAGAATCCTGCTGGGCCAGTAGGCTTTTTACCAAACAGGTCAGCGCTAAGATCTCGACCTTTAGATTTATCCCCTTCGGGGCCAAATAGCTCCGAACTTAGATCGCGTCCAGCCATGACTATTCCTTATTGAATTGTGTAACCGCGAGCTTTTGCGGCCTCAATCACCTGTTGTTCTGTCTTACCACTAGAGGCGGCAGTAGTTTTTACATCGGCCATGCTCATAGTCTTACCACCTGCAATAGACCCAATACCAGCCATCTGTGAAATCTTAGCATTAACGCCTTGTAATAGCACGGCATCTCTTTCCCGTTGTTCTTTAGGTGTCGTTAGATCTTTAACGCTATCACTATAAACTTTTTGCAAAGCTTTAAGTTCATTTAAGTCTTGACGCTCACCAACGCCGGTCTGAGCATTACGATAGGCTTGGAAGCCATCAAAGTATGACTTGCCTGGGTTCTTTTCCAAGTAACTACCAATGACCTTCTCAGCCATCCGTTGTTCAGCAGACGGCATACCCGCAACACTGGCGCGAGCCTGACGATCTAGGTTAGACATTCTCTCGCGAGAGCCAATCTCTTTATCGCTAATGCGTTCAGCACTTTCAATGCGAGCAGTCTGACCTGCGGCTTGAACGGCCAAATCTCTATCCTTTTGTTGATACTCAAAGATCTTGACTTTACTGTCATAGACGCTCTTAGCATCGCCACGCTCTTCCGCACGGCGCAGGTTAGCAATCTCAAACTTAAGCTTGGCATTGTTATCTAAACGCTCTTGTTGAACCTTTTCATAGGCGGCTTGGCGCTCATCAGCTTCAGTAGCAGACTTGCCATAAGACCTGCCAAATCCAGCAAACACAGAACCAATTCCCTTTTGACCGCGAGAAGCCTCACCAGATTCAATTAAAGCCTGGAAGAAGTCACGCTTAGCACGGGAGGCTTCACGCTCCTTAAACTTCTCTTCATCTTTTTTGTTTCTGCCTTCTCTCTCGGCTACATAATTTAAATACTCTTCTCCAATAGGAGTTTGTTTTGGAGGAGCAAACTCGGTCAGAGGTGTAGGTCTAGTAGACGCACTCATCTCACTATTAAGCAACTGCATAGCGGCACTTACTGGCGCAGGTGCGGATGGGGCGGCAGGGGCGGAGATAGCTTGGGGCATTTCAGGGCGTGGCGCACTGGGTGCGGGAGCCGGTGGAGGAGCAATACTGCCAATACCTGCGTTCTGACGAAGCAATCTAGCTGTCTCCGCCGCGCTTTGATTGCTAGGATTCACGACGGGTTGAGGGAGAGCTTGCTGGACATTTACAGGGGCGGGAGCATTTAAGCCCATCTGCGCCTTCAGTGCGCCCACATCACCTCTGTTAAAGGCGGCTTTATCAACGCCAGCCTGAGCCATCTCTCGCTCATACTGTTGTCTAGCAACTTGAAAAGCGGCTTGAGCGGCGGCATCCGCCTGTTGTGCGGCGGCGTAGCCTTCGGGATCCCGTCTTCTTTCTAGTGTGCCGTACTGACGTAACTTTTGTTTGGCGGCTTCAGCATTGCGAGCGGCTTCATCAATCACCAAATCACCCTCGGCAAAGGCAATAATGCCACCAGAGGCAAAGTTCATATTACTAGCTGGCAAACGAGTAATGCCACCAGCGGCCATAGCCATTTCTTCTTCAGGCTGTTCAGTAGGCTCAGGCGTATTCTCTGGAATCGTAGGAGCTTGAGCACCCTGCATGGCAGACTGCTGAGCCATCTGGCCTTGACGTAATTTCTGCAAGCTCAACAAACCAACTTGCTGTTCAATGTTTTCTTTAACCGTGCCTTGGGGTGCCTTGGCAGACTTTTGCTCCATCTGTTTGCGGCGGTTTAGCTCACCTAAAGCTAGATACGGGGGAACCTGTGGGTTCTCACCATTTGCATAGCCCATGACGGCCTGCATTGGAAGATCTTTTAAGCGATCTTGGATCTGTATTAAATTCATTTTCAATCCTTACGCATTAAAACTTTAAGCCAAGATTCTTTAAACCTTCTACCAAATTACCCATGCCGCCAACTGTAGAAGTTAAGCTACCCAATCCGCTCATCTGAGCTGGCTGGTTGCTGACCGTAGAAATAGGCAAGCCCTGAAGCATTGACTGCTGAAACTGAAGCATATTTTTTGGGTAGTCACGTTGAGCTAAGAACTCATTGTAATCTGCGCTAATGCCTTGTTGTTCAATGCCACGTTGTGTTCCGCCTTGCTCTGCAATCAACTCAGCCAAAGTCTTGGCTTGACCTTGCTCAACATTAAACTGACCCATGGCTTTGTCAAACGCATTTGCGTACCCTTGACCAATAGTTTTGTTCTGCTCTTGGAGCAAATTACGGTTGGCTTCAGATTCCATAATGGCTTGACGGCCACCGCCATAGCCACCAGCTTGAGTAAGCTTAGCCATGCTAGGTTGTAAGTTCATCTGAGACTGACGACGTAGTTCATCCATCTGCGGAGTCAATACGTTTTGCAAGTACGGGTTCATGTACTGAGCGGCAATACCTGTGGGCGCAGTAGGCTGACCGCCCATAGGAGCGCCCATAGGAGCGCCAGCACCCATGCCTATTGGAGCAGGAGCAAATGGGTTAGCCCCCATAGAAGGTGGTTGATATGCACCTGTAGAGCTAAACGTTTGACCAAGTTGACTTGGGAATGACAAGTTACCCAGACCTTGGAATACCTTAGACTGAAGGCCGGATTCGGCGGCAGTCTGTGGGCCGCCATAGACCTGATAAGGTTGCTCGGAAAGCGCTTCGGCTTTACCAAGCATACTGGTTACATACGGGCCTGCATACTCAGACAGTGTTTGCTGAGAAGAACCTATGGTAGAGGGCGATGATGGTGCTGGTGCGGCCATGATAATTCCTTATGCGGGTAAATGTTTGTCGGCTTTACTGTTAGCCGCAATATTCTTCATACTCTTTCTGCGAGCCTTCTTGATGCGATCCATCATGGCGTAGAGCTTTCTTGCTCCTGCCTCTGTCGATCCATTACCCAGTTCAGAAACAATGCGAGCAGGGATAACAAACTCACCATCAGCAAGACGGGCGGGTTGCTTATCACCAATGGTTGCAGGGATGTCATCAGAGACACCATCACCAGGGCCACGGAGTAGTTGTCCACCATCTGAGTATCCTCCTAAGCTAGCTATGCCACCTCCAGCATATCTTTCTGGTTCAACCACGGCAGGCGCGGCGGGAGCTGGAGTGACTGGTGCGGCTGGCGCGGCGGCGGCCTGTGGCGTGTAAACCATAGGAGAGAAGTACGTCACACCACCAGAACCAGGACGGCGGGCAATGCCAGCATTTGGGCCCATCGCGGCTTGATAGCGGGACTGAATATCTGCCAAAGGCATTTTAGTTACATCTGAAATTTGCTGTGGAGATACACCATACTCATTCATGGAACGGGCAATCATGGCATCACTTAAACCAGGCCGCTTTAGGTAATCCAGTACTGCTTCATTTGGAGGTGCGGGGCCACGATTTACAGTGCTAACCGGAGGTGCGTACTGTGTACGTGAGGCTGTGTACTTAGGAATACCACCACGGTATCCAGCAAAACCACCGCCACTTCCACCGCCAATACTGTTAATTAAAGCACCAATACCACCAAGGCTGGCTAGTTGCGCCGCAGTTCCTGACCCTCCAGACAATATTCCCTTAAGCGAATTAAGCAAGTCGGGGGTGATGCCGGAAGAAGTGTAAGCATCTGGCATTACATAGTTGTCAGAGGTATTGCCCGCTGGTTCTAACGCCAATAAATCTTCTAAGTCCATATTAGCCTCTTGATTGAATAATTTGCATTAAGTCTTCTTGCGTCATGTCATTGCCGCTTGAAGAAAATATTTGTTGCAACAACGCAGATATGTCATTTTCGCTTTCTTTTGGCGCTTGTGCAACAGAAATAGGTTGAGGAGCTGGTTCCGCTCCTGGCCTAGTAACACTTAGCTCCTGATATGGAGTAATCATCAACTCTCCAGTTGGAGAAAGTTGTTGCTTCTGCCCGCCAAAGTCTTTGCCGTAATAGAACACATTAGCCAAAGGAGCCACCTCAGAAATCAACCCGCCCGTAGTTGGCATCTGAGTTGGTGTTGTTGGTGTTTTCTTGGTTGGCGTTTTAGTAACGGGTGTAGTTGGTGTTACTGGTGTAGTTGTAATTGGCGTAGTAGGCGTAATTGGTGTGACTGGTGTAGTCGGAATTATAGGAGTTACAGGTGTAATTGGAGTGGTTGGCGTAGTAGGAGTAATTGGGGTTGTAGGTATTGTTGGCGTAGTTGGTGTTGTAGGCGTTGTAGGCGTAGTCGGCGTTGTAGGTGTAGTCGGTGTAGTGGGCGCAGTAGGAGTAGTAGGGGTGGTAGGAGTAGTGGGGATGGTCGTAGGCGTAGTAGGTGTAGTAGGGGTTGTAGGAGTTGTAGGCGTAACTGGCGTAGTTGGTGTAATAGGCCGAGTAGGTGTAGTTGGGATCGTAGGCGTTGTGGCTACAGTTAAATTTGGTGGAGTTGTAGTTTTGGGCGTAACTGTAGGCAATGTAGTAACAGTTGGAGTTGGACTAACTGTAGGCGTAGTTGTTTTAGATAAATCGATAGTAGGCTGGAGTGCGCCAGCAGGTACAGCCTCAAGAATACTATTTGGATCAAAAGATATTGTTAAATCTGGGTTCAATATGTAATCACCAAGATCAATACCGCCCTTATCGGTAGTTCTTAATCCAATGCTTGCAATCTGGTTTAAATCAAAACCATCCAAACCACCCATGTCATCTCCGGTGCGACCGCTACCTATCAAATCTAATAGCGCATCAATATTGGACGTAGTAGTTGTATTTGTAAATCCTCTATTTAATAATTCATTTAACGTTGCAGCGGTAGCCGCTGTATTAAATGTTGTTGATGCACCAGTTCTTCCTTCATTGCTATATGAAGGAGTGTATTCAACACCAGTTATCTTGGTATATTCTTCATTTAAGTTTTTATCATTTGGATTTTTAGCTAACTCCGTTTCTAAATCTCTTACATAAAGATCTTTAGGATAAACACCAGTTGGATAAATATTAGAATATTCATCATAACCACCACCTCTAATAATAGTATTTATATTAGGTTTGTTTGTAGTGGTAGCTGGATTTACTTCTTTGGCTGTAGTATTAATTGTTGTAACAGGTTTAGCCTGAGTATCGCCAGCACCCGGCACATTAGCTAAACGAGCATTAATTTCATCAAGATTTGAAACGCCATAATATCTATTGACCATATCAAGATATGCGGCTGGATTAGACTTATAAAAAGCTCTTTCAAATTGAGATTGGTTAATTGCGGTAGGAGATTTGGTGTATGGATCAGTGTAGACAAGATTGCCGCCACGATCACGAGATACAGGAACCTCTATATATTTCAATGTATTGGGATCCATAACGCTAATGCGTGTAGGCATACCACTGGAATCAACAGATATTGATCCTGCTGACAATGGCTTATTAAGGCCACCAGGCCCTGCTACTAAGTTATCATCAAACTCAACATCACTTATATCTGACCCAGTAGAAAGTGGTATATCTGTCGGTAAAGTACTTCCAGTTAAACTTGCAAGTAAACTATTAACATCATTAAATGTATTATCAGAACCAGTGATATTTGTAACATCAGATAACGTAGTTGAGCCTGGAGTATTAACTAAACCAGAGTTTTGCAACTGAGTTACAACATTGTTATTTCTAGCTTTAGTATCAGCTATTGCATTATTTGCAGCGGCAATAGCACTGTTAATAACAATCTGATCTAAAGGTTTGCCAGAGACTACACCCGTTACGGCATTAGTAACTATTTTCTTTTGATTGGGGGTTAAGTCTCCAAACCCTTCAATGTTACCCAAGAGAGAATTAACCGCGCCGTTAACGCCACCGGTAGCCGCGCCTCTAAGCATGGCCCCGCCAATATCATCGCCCGAAAGAAGAGCGGTACCGCCTGCAACTGCCGCGTTTTGGAAAGAATTAGTTAGGGTTTTTGTAAGGTCGGTTGATAAGCCAAGGTCTTTAATAAAGGAAGCGCCATCCTTCATAAAGTCCATGCCAGGAATTTGTGCACCGGCAAAACTAATTGCCGCGCCTTTAATTGCATCACCAATATCATTACCGCTCAAAACACTGATAGCCATGTTAGCCGCAATTTGTTGCGGTATAGACAAACCACCCGTTGCAATTGCAAGACCAATTTGTCCTATTGGCCCCAGATCCTGCATCAAGATTGCAAGGTCATTAGATGTTGCTTGTGTCGTATAGAAAATAGGAGAGCCATCTGCACCAAACTGCACTCGGTAGCCGGTGTTACCCTTACCCTCAAACGTACCGCCAAAAGCATTGCCTGTCTGACGTTCTCCGTATGTACTAGCAACTTCTTGCCCAGTTAGCTTATTACCAAATACTTCTTGCTTGCCTACGGGGGCAACATAGACAGTTTGGTCACTTCCGCTTTCACCGCCATAAACAGTTTCAGTTTTAACCAACTTAGGGTCAACTGGCTTGCCATCTTGGTCTACGTAACCAACAATCTTTTGAGTGTAGATGGGGCCATTTTCATCATATCCTACGATATCACCAGACTCAAAAATAGGTTGCACGGCAGCATCAACAGTTTTAGTTACCTTACCAAACTGGTTAATGTCAGTAACACCTGTCTCGGCAATAATCTTAGCCATATCCTCTGCGTTCTTTTGAGCAGAGCCTTTTCCCTCACCCTTCCACTTATCAGTAGTTCCTTGTGAAAGAATCTGTGCAGTCAAATATTGCGTAGCCGCTTTTGTAGAGCCTTTTAGCGCTTCAGACATCTGGTCGCTACTTACATTAGCCTCTTGCATTGTCTTAGCAATTAATGCGGCATCAGCATTAGGATTGGCATTAAACCAACCCAAGATGTCTGCACTTGTTACTTTATTAGCGGGTGCTGGAGTAGCCACTGGCGCGGCTGGCAATGAAGCAATACCCGTGGGCGCGGCGGCTACCGGAGGTGGCGTGTAAACAGGCTCCGGCGGAGGTGGCGGCGGTGGAGGAGGGGGTGGAGGTGGCGCAACTTCAGCCGCACTTGGTGAAGAAGCCGCACGGCCTTCATTAACTCCGTAATTGGTGTAATGGAAATCAGCAAACTCCTGTGGAGTCATGCCGTAGCTATTGTCCTGATATGCGTTGGCTACATCTGGGTTAGCGTTAAAGTATGTAGGTTCTGGAGCAAGCGCGGCTTCATACCTAGCTGTAACATCAGCAACGTTAGTGCCTGTTGCTGCCGCCATTTGCGAAGGCGAAACTCCCGCCTCTTGCATTGTCTGGGCAATCAGTTCGTCACTGGCTCCGGGATTAGCGTTTAACCAGCCTAGAATATCTGCGTTAGTTACTGCCATTTCTAAACCTTAAGGTGGCGTTGGGCGGGGGCTAGGCAACCGCGCAACAAAGTTTACAGCCATTACCGCTGAAGCAACAGCAGGATATGGAGCAGATGCGGCAATAGCTTCCATCGTCACGTTTGTATCGTCTGCGCCCCAGTACATCTCAATGTATTCACCAGCAGCCAAGTCAATGTCAAATATCCAATTGACGTTCATGTGATTGTCTGAGCCTTCAACGGTGTACCTGTGACCCGAATAACCAATCGTTGTTGTACCACGCTTGATCCAAATCTGAACATCTTTGGCTGATGCGTTAGTGCTTTTTAACTGAGCCGACAACTGAAAGTTATATACACCGGAAACAGCCACCTCAATCTTAGAAGTGCTGGCGGTTTGGAGGGCCACAAAATTATTAAGGTACGTTTGGTTAAACGTGATGGGATAGCCTGTATCTACAGCCGCCAGCGTTTGGTCTGCGGTGTTAAAGAACAAACCATTTGGGAAATTGACGTTAGCGGGATCAATATCATCGGATGTCTTTAACTGATTTAAAATAGCATCAAGCCTGTTGAAATACAGGCGAAGCACGTTGTTTAGTTGATCTGCATACAGACGATCATATTCAAACGGAGCCAGTGGCAAGTTAGGCGCGGCTACCTGATTAAGTTCAGATTCAGAAATAACAATCATGAGTTACCTCTTCTGCCATCTTGCTTGATGTCAATACGTGGTGAACCCAACTGCCAAGCGCATCCTAGTTGAGTAGATTCAACTTGGATAATCATCTGACGGCCTCGCACCCTGACATACACCTGACCTGTAAACTGCTCAATCACAGAGGTAGATGTGCGAGTTACTGTAGCGTCCGAGTTCCCACCCAAAGAAATAGGATTGTTATATCCTGAACCAGCGTTCTGCATGGGAATCAGTGTCATTGTGACTTGGGGTGAAGCCGCAGTAGAGCCTCGGAATGTAATGTCTGGGAGCATCCTCCAGACAAATCCAAAGTGATCGCCATCGTCAATGTCAAACTCAGCAGAACCAATGACAGCATTGATAGCCACGGGTGTGCCTGTTTGGTTGTCGTCATTACCTTGCTCATGGTCAACAAGGTTATATGAGTATGTAGCGGCTATTGGGTGGTCGCGCAGTCCTGAGTCAAGCCACGCTGTACGGCCTAATGTTCCATAAGACCAGACATCTTCTGAGTAGTTATAGATGACATACAGGTCAATTGCAGTGCTATTGGCAGAACAATAGAACCACCAGACTTCATTAAAGCCTTCGTTAGTTCCAGCAAACACTTGGGATGCTTGTGCTAAGTTAATGTCTTGGAAAATATGACGGAGTAAATCGCAACGCATAGTCTGAGTACGACCATCGTATTTATAGAACTTCTCTACGCCCATCCAGTAGATAACGCCAGATGCAACAACAGCCGCATTGGGGCCGATGATGGAGATGTTGTCTCCCAGAAGCTGGCTAGACCAAACAACAGGTGATCCTTGGTATTGAAGTGAATATATAGACGAGTCAGTCCAAACCACAATCTCTTGACGGGTCTGTACGCAAGTTACGATTTCAGAGCCGTGAGACAGTCGGATACTACCGGCTTGATTTGTGGCTGATGGTGTCCAGTTTGTTACTGATTCTTGGTCAGACCAGCGAAGCAACATAGGGTCTTGAACCGTACTGCTGTAGTCGTTACAGCCAAACGCAAACACAAAGCGGCTTACATCAGCAACAAAAATAAAGTTCTGGACAGTCGGGCAGTCTGATGCTCCACCTAATTGGGTAATATCAATGCCTCTGGCGGAGATTGTTTGAGTCCCCGACTGAGAACCGCTGGTGTTAATAGCCGCACCGCCAAAAGTAGCCGATAGATTACAAGTTGTGCCTGTAGTACCAACCACGTAGTAGACCGTGCCTACAGACAGACCAGTTGGCAAAGCGCCTGTTGTGTTTAGCACGACCGCAGTGCCGTTCCTTAAAGCTACAGTTAACACAGCAGGAGTAGCAATAGTTACTGTAAACACCAGAGGCGTAACACCAATCTGAGCAGACCAGTAGTAAATACCACCACCTCTTGGGGCGTAGATTAGATCTTCACCAAAGTTATTCTGGCTCCACAACTGGATAGCATTAACTGTTGTGACTCCAACGCCCCATGTTCCAGCACCCCAAGCACCACCGCCCCAGCCCGTCAAAGCCACCGCATACGCAGGGCCAGTATGAATTTCATAAGCCGCTATGACACCACTCCCGCCTCCGGGAGAAGCCGAAATAGCCGTAGCATTTGGTGTTACAGATATAACGATGGTGTACGTGTTTGCGTCAATAACCGTAACTTGGAAGTTTCGGTTTAAGACAGACGCAGTAACGTTAGTGCCGCCACCGCCAATATCTGTAGCCCCGCTAAAGGTTACAAAGTCACCCGTGTAGCATCCATGAGCCGTGTCAGTCACGGTAACTGTTGTAGAGGCAGTCAGTGCAAACGGGTTGTTATTGATCGTTACTGTAGTTCGGATAGGCGTGATGTCGTTGTATGCCCCACCAGACTCAATGTAAAACTTTAAGTTAGTGCCTACACCAATTAGATTTAACGATGTTAACGTGACCCAGTTCCACAAAGAACGGCATACGCCTTGAAAAACAGACGAAGAAATACGAACCCAACCACCAATCTTCTCTGGCGTACCCTGACGAAACCGCATCTTGTCGGAAATAAACCAGCCGTTCTCGGATGTATATCGAGTATTTTCTTTGTTTACACCTGACTTAAGGGTTAGTTTTTTCAGCGGCATTGGCAGTCCTAGGATAGAAACAGTGCTTTTTCAGCGTCCCTGCGCTTTTTTAGCCCTAGCAGTATTTTGCCACCAGCCATGCAATACAGCAAGAGCGCATCGGCTGCGCCCTCCCAATCACCCCTGTTAATTTTCATCCGAATAGAAGAACGCTGAAAAGCCCCCACTCCGGCGTTGAAGGCAAAGCTGACACACGCATCAAAAGCCCCTTGACGACCAGATAAAGCGGGAGCAAGTCGTAGAACACCACGTTCAGTAGGGACGACATCATCTGTGAATAGTTTCTCGATCTCTTCTTTAGTCCAGACACGGTTGTCCTCCGGTTTCAGTGGCATTTCTTTGCGGATCATGGGCGTTTCTTTTCCCTCTACGCGCACCACTGGTAATCTAATTTGCTCTTGGTACAACACATGGCCGTAGCCAATTGTCCAAATATGGGCTGGGCAGAGGTACGGCTTAGTGCGATACCCCTCCCACTGGTGCATCAAATCAGCGCCAGCTTTGCCCAGTTTCATTTCTTGCTCCAGCTTCTACTTCCGAACCAAAATCCTATAATTCCCCCCAACATGGCCATTTCATCGCTGCTAAACAAAATATCAGTTAAACGAACCAAATCTTCCATGCTTGTAACCAAACTAGGACGGCTGTAGATGTAGTAGGCAATCCATGCGTTTATTGCACAGAGTTCCAGTACAAAGATGTAGGTGACCATCGGGCGAACCGTGCCTACAAAGTTCACCACCCAGCGGCTGGCCTCTTCCATGATCTTCTTATCGTGGTCATAGGCCGCTACAGTCATCTGTGCGTCTGTTTCCATAGCAATCTGGTCGGTACGAATCTCTTCCATCCGCTCTTGAGCCGCAAAGCCTTGAGCCATCATCTGTAGCTGTAGTTCTACTTGGACGCGGGCAAGAGCCAATTCATGCTTCTGGTCAGCCTTGTTCTGGAAGAAGTCCAGTAGTTTAGGTAAGCCCGATATAAGCAAACCGCCAAGTGTTGAGAATAGTGAAAGCATTATCCGAGTCCTATCATTCCAAGTAGTTTATCGACAATTTTCCCCGCCAACTCATCGGGCAGGAAGCGAAGCAGTCCAAGCACCCACCAAGCAATGCACAGCCTGACAAAAACTTTAAGGAAAAGGTCAAACTGTTTTTGGTATTCATTCACCGCCCACACCTTGATCTGGCACACAGATCAGAGACTTCATTGATACCCCAACCAACAGCACCAATAAACATCACAATAATAACAATGGCAACCGCCCATTGCATCTGTTCAGCTTCGGCTTCTTTGCGCCTTTTTTCTTCAGCGTGTAAGGCCGCCATCTCTTTGGCATCATCCCTGTCCATTTCAGCTTGACGGGCTTTGGTTGCATTCCATACGTCTATGCGCCCAGCTTGCATGAACAACATTTTTAACTGCTCTTCAAACCGCTTGGCTTCATCCAAAGCCATCTCAATTTGCAGGGCCGCACCAAGGTTAGACTTACCACCTGTACGCTTGGCTTGAAGCATGGCCTTGGTAGCGGTGCTCTTTGCATCAAAAAGCTTGGCTATTGACGGCGTTAGACCTGCCAGATCACTAGCGACTTTACTAGCTTTCTTAACGACACTGATTGCAGTTTGCAATCCTTCTAGCGCCGTGATTGGATCTATCATTTCCGTACAACCTTTTCCCACTGTAGGCAAACAACTTTGCGGTTATAAACATCACCCGTCCACGCCCACCGCACACAGCGGTATTCAGTCTTCCTATCTTGGCTGGCTGCTCCCGGTAAAAACACCAAAAAGAACATCAATAGCCAACGCATTTATCACACCATACTCCATGCAATTATGTATGTACCATAGATGACGAAGGCCACAAGAAGGGCCGCCGCAATGAATGCTTCAGCCCAGTCCCACATAATCAGTTAACGGTTACGTCAGTCACGGCCTCTTCAGGCTTGGCTTCTAACGCTGTCTTTAACATTGTGAAGAAGGCATCTCTGCCCACTTGCAACTGATCCACCGAGAACCTAGCCGAGTTTAATTTTCGGTCAAGATCTGCAACGTGTTCTAGCAAAATGCGTTGCTGGTCAGTAAAGTCATCCAATTGGTGATCTACACCATCAATCGTAATGGTTTGGGGTTTGTTTGTATCTTTACCCATTTTCATTTCCTTTATGTTTACAGTTATTAAAATGCCATCTTGCCATATTTGGCGGATCGCCAATTTTATTGCAATGAGGACACGCTATTGTCTCTGCATTTAAGCGAGTTTGTCTAAGTTTTTCTTTTGCACTATCACTATGTTTTCTACCATAGTTAGGATTGTTTTTGCCTGAAAACAAAATAGACAAAGTTTTTTTATGTTCTTCGGTAAGTTTTACTCCTCTTTTTTTCATTGCCATTTGAGCATATGATTCTTCTGAGTGCTTGCTTCCAATGTTTGCAACTTGTATTTTTCTTTTTGTTTCTTCTGGCATCGGGCCTCTAGACACCCCAGTCTTAAGAATACTTAATTTCTGTTTTGTACTTTTTTTCATTGGCCCCCTAGGTTTTCCTAATTGAGCAAAAGAAATTTTGTGCTTTGCTTCTTGACTATGCACCAGCCCTGAAGCTCCTTCTCCACCAACAGTTAAATTTGTTAGTGCGTACCCTAGTTTTTTTAATTGATCGATACGTTCAATTTCAATTAAAAATGCAAAGTCCTCATCAATATTTTCAATTATTTTTGAAACATTGAAACCATCTGTTTTTTTAACCACCCTGTGCCAATAAATGTTTCTTCCCATTTTGCTAAAACATCTATTGCCACTCCCTTTACCCACATAAAAGACCGCCCCCGTATCTCTACGGATGTGTTCATACACATAGAAGGCAGTCATTTATCAGTCGCCAGTTAAGCAACCCAAGGAAGGGCGGTGTTCGCTGGACTCACTGGAGGATTGGCTAAAGAATCTAGTTGTCCCTGCACACACTGCTGTGCGCTTGTAATGGCTGACTCAGGAATCCAACCAATGACGGTGGCTTCTGTTAGGCTGGCGTAGGGAATGAATGCACCCTCTTGGTCA